ATGGACAATCAGAAGCGGAAAATCACCAATCGCATGGTGGATGAAATCGAGGTTAGGACAAAAGAATTCGTGGTTTGGGATTCTGTTATCCCTGGCTTCGGTCTTCGCGTCCGCCCTTCCGGTGGGAAGTCTTTTATCTTCACCTATCGCAGTGAAGGCGGTCGCGCAGGCAAGGTCCAGCGGGTCACAATCGGCAACGCCACCAAGCTCAAAGCTGATCCGGCGCGCGAAGAGGCCAAACGCCTCGCTGCGCTTCATTTTGCTGGCGTTGATACTGCGGAGGAGAAAGCCGCCGAACGGGTGGAGATCAAGGCGCAGAAAGACGCCCCCACCGTTTCCGATCTGCTGGACCGCTTTTTAAAGGATCACGCGAGACCGACGCTGAAGGCCAAAACGGCGGATGAATATGAGAGACTGATTGAAAAGATACTGAAGCCGGAGATCGGCACTATCAAGGTGGCCGCTCTCGCCACGAAAGACGTATCGGAAATGCATCACCGTTTGCGAGAGAAGCCGACGCAAGCCGCCTTGGCCGTTCGTGTCCTTTCCAGTGCCATTACCTGCGGCATTGAATGGGGATTGCGCGAGGCTGGCAGCAATCCTGCAAAGATCAGACTGAAGGGAAGCCGCCGCCGGGAGCGCTTATTCTCCGACGCCGAGGTGGTACGCCTGAAGGCAGCAATCGACCAGTTGGAAAAAGACGGGAAGATTATGGCATCCGTCGCCCTTGGTCTTCGCCTGCTTTTTGAGAGCGGTTGCCGAGCGGGTGAGGTTTGCGCCCTTCGCTGGTCGAATATCGACTTCGACGAAGACGTGATGCGATGGTCGGATACAAAAACAGGTGCGCTTGAGAAGGCAATGACATCCGCCGGCAAGAGGCTGCTTCAAGCGGCGTACGCAACCCGCGACAGATTGATAGACTTCGTGTGCCCCTCGTCCATCGGAAAGCAGTTGCGTGTTGAAACGCTGGAGTGCGGCTTCGAGAAGGCTATGAAGCTCGCGAATGTTTCCGCGAACGAGAATGCCAGTCTTCACCTGATCCGGCATTATTTTAGCTCGAAGACATACAACGATCCAGATATCCCGCTCCCTATTGCCATGAAAATCGTCGGGCACAAGTCCGTCCAGACCGCGATGCGCTACGCGCATGTCGCTCAGGAGGAATTGCGGAAAGCGACCTTGAAGGCGGAGAGAAAGCGCGCTGCTGCGCTGAAGGTTGCTGAAAATAAGGGGAAGGTGCTGCGGTTTCCTGACTCTGGAGGAAATAGCCGATGAGCGAAAAACTGACAAATTTCGCCTATGGAGAAGTAGAGTGGAATGCTATTTTTTCTTTGTTTAAATGGGAGGGGCGCGAGGATTTTTTGGACCTACGGTCAAGCTACAAGAAGATATTCGAGAACATTGCCTGGATATACATTCGAAATTTTCATGTAGAAAATGAGGATACTCTTAAGTTTCAAAGGGATAAATCGAGAAAGGAACCGGATTGGGACCGTCTTGAGCGTGAACGTGATCGCCTTCTTCGCGTTCTCTCTGAGGAAAACTATCAAGATAATGTTCTCATCAAGGCGTTGAAGAGGATATCTTCACCGACAAAATCCGAAATAAACCAGGAGGAAATGTGGTTTCTCAACTCAAAACTCTCCCCTCACCACAACGAGAAGGTCGCGAGGAGGGTCTATTTAGAGCAATGCCTGAACGTACTCGTAAACATAGGTGAATTTTCGAAGATAAAGAAATTAGATGGATTCTGGCTTGACGTTTTAATGGAGTTAAGCTCGCCAGTTTTGTTCTCCAAGGATACCTTTAAATCAAAGGATGGTGACAGCGGGCGAGAAAGGCTTAGGAAAGAGCTTGCAAAGATAAGATCGGAGGGCTTTACCCATTACGATCATAGCGAGTTTTTAGTAGCGGTGGATGCCGCTCATCGACGACAAGCGATTGAAGCAAAGCGGCGGCGGAAAAATGCTATGAAATAGGAAAACATCTTTCCTTTCCATTCTTCCGCATCGTCTCGCATAATCCCTCCATACCTCAACGAAAGGAGGGATTTCATGCATCAAGATGTAAGGTTTCCACCGAAGGAAGCCGCTCAATATCTCACGGAGCGGGGACGCCCCGTAGAACCGAGCACACTTGCTTGGTGGCGTAGTCAGGGTAAAGGCCCGAAGTTCTTCAAGGTCATGGGCCGCATCAGCTATTCGCAGTCTCATCTAGACGAACTGATCGCCGCGGGCGAAACCGACCCCACGACACGGTAGGAGGGTTCTATGACTGAAGTTACAAAGGAACAGGCAGCGGGTGCAATCCGCTTGCTGGACGAATTTGGGAACAAGTATCCGGCGTTCATGTTAGCCGCTTTGAACAGCGGTGATGTCTTCAATTACATTGGAACACAAACAGAAAAGGGTAACGCTATTGCCCTTGAGATCACAGAGGCCGCGAAGGCTCGCGGTATTCTTCCGACGTTTGACTAATCACTTGAATTAATCCCGAGCGCGGCGGTTTCCGCGCACCCACCAAAATTGAAGAAGGAGACAAACGATGGCCTATAGCCACGATGGCGAACCCGTGCTCAATTTTCAGAACAAAGCCGAATGGCGCCGTTTTACGAAAGACCTGCATGAATTGCTGACCTTGGGGTCAGAGTTTGCGGCTGCTGTAAAAGCCGGGAGGCCAGCTCATGCCAAGATTTCGTTTCCGCCAGAGGAACTGAACGCGAGGCTGAAACTCATGGCCGATTTTCTCGGCGGCATGTCTTCTTGCTTGTTCATGATCGCCGATATCGAAACGGAATGCCTCGTAGTCGCAAACGACTAACCCGCGCCCCGGCGCACCACACCCCATAAATCAAAAGGAACTGAAACATGACCGAGATCATGACCGGCGAAGCCATGTCCGAAATCCGCCGCTGGCTTCAACTCTACCGCACAATCGACCGTGCGCTTCACCAGTTTTCCCCGATGCCCGCGCCAGCGATGGACAATTTTGTCGGCGGCGCATCCCTCATCGCCAAGGCCATCATCACAAGCCAGCCCAACACTGAGGCGGACGTTGCCGACCTGCTGCGGTTTGCCATCGATCTCATGACCGACAGCGACGGATGGAATAGCCAGGCAAATCAGGCATCCGAGAGCGCCCTCGCTCATGCTGCAAAGTTGGCGTGCATGTCGAGCGCAACGAATGAACTCGTGAAAACGGTTCGACTTCTCGCTTCGCTCGACGTGGACGAATGCGGCTCCACCGGAGTCAGAACCTTTGTCAAACATTACTGCCCGGCCCTGGAGGCTGCGGCATGAGCACCGTCGTCAAACTGCAAACACCGTGGCAGAAGGTTTCCGGCGATCCAGGTCGATATAACCCTCTTCTGGTGATGCAGGTCGGTGTCCTTCTGGCTGCTGGCCTCGGCCGCGGGAAGATGACCGACGACGAGATAAACGGTGTCTTTTCCTTGGCGGAGGAGATTGCGGCTTCCATCCCCGCACTCGCCCGTCTTCCGAGACGAGAGCGTGCCGAGCTTAACGACATCGCCCACGAATACCTATCCGGTGATCCGGCAGCGATCTGTGACTTGCTGGATGATCTAAGGCAGGAACTGGCGGAATAACCGCCCCTCTACACACCCCACCCCCTCAAATCTAGGAGAATTTGAACATGGCCGATGCCGTGAATACCCTTCCCATGCCCGGAATTAACTTCACCGCTGAGTTTGAAGCGTTTGCAAAGATGGTAGAAATCAGCCGCGATTTGCTCGCTGAATCCATCGGAGACGCGGGTGACACCAAGACACCGGAACTTGTGCTGAGCGTTCTGGACGGCGCTGTGCAGCTTTCCGAGCGCGCGGCTGCATCATATAAAACGATGGCCCACGCTTGGCTGTCGAAAACCCGATGGATAGAGGCGAAAGTTGCCGAGAATGAAGAAGTCCTTTCCGATCTCAATGAGCGGACGAAGGATTTAGGCAGCTTCGCGGGCCCGATGGATATCGCCACCCGCGCAATCGAGGTTGACGTCTATGCCAGGGCGGAGCAGTACGCGAAGGAAGCCCTGCACGAGGCTTACGACGAATTCAAACGCGAAGCCGAGATCGACCATGTTGAGCGGGACTCTTCGGACTGGGATTTGATGATGGAGGCCACCAAGCCGGAATACGAGGTCTTGCAGAAGGCCAAGCGTGACCACCGAAACGCCCGCCGCCGCTTGGAGACAGCAATCCGTCGTCATCGGCTCAATAGCTTTTCGCGGGCTGATATCGCCGCATGAGCAATGATGCAATCGAGCGGGCGGCACGATGGCTTGCCGCCCAGAAGGAAGTTCCACAGCCGGTCTTGCGCCGGCTGATGGAGGACTTCCAACTCACGGCTGTTGAAGCGGCGAAGGCCTGCACGCGGGCGAACGAGTATCGGAAAATCGGATAGTGGCTATATTCAACCAGCGCGATAAAAGCCGTACCAGCCCCGGAAAAACAAGGTCTCTGGTGATCAAGCACACCCGCCCGCCCACATCGGATGAAATAGGCGCGGACGGAAAGCAGGGATGGCTTTGGCTCACGATACAAATGTTAGAGTCGCCAGCCTATCGGACTTTAAGCGGCAACGCCATGAAGGCCTTCGCTCGAATTCTGATCGAGCATCGTGCGCACGGTGGTTTTGAAAATGGAAAACTTACAGTCACGCATCAAGATTTCATCGAATACGGCGTTTCGCGTGGTTATGTTGGCGATGCTGTTGATGAGCTAGAATACAAGGGATTGATCCGGGTAAAGCGCGGTCGCTCTGGAGCGGGAACGCCGCACGCCAGCATATACACGTTAACTTATGTGGGCGACTACGAAGGCGCACCGCCTACCAATGATTGGCGCAATTGCACGATGGAGCGGTGCAAAAAGTGGTCGGACATCGACCGGAAACGGGCCGAGGAAAAGCGCGCGAAACTTGGCCGCAAGAAAAAAACGCCGGTACGGGATTCCGTAATATTGCCGGTACGGGATTCCGTAATTTTAAAGGTCTCGTGACGATGCCGAACGGAAAAACCTCAGAAAATTCAATAGGTATAAAATTACGGGATTCCGTAATCCTATATAGATTATGGGAGGAAGCAGGCGCCGATGACTAGCGAAGACACTCCTGACCTCCCGCTGTTTCGGTGGACCCCGCCGACACGGTTCATACCTTATCCGCTTGACCGGCAAGTTGGTAAAATTCGAGACGTAGCCCGCAAGCTGGCAGACAAACCCTCAGAGAAGACAGCCGCGAACTACCGCAATCTGATCACGGATGGCTTTGCGCGGAAACTGACGGAGTACGGAGTGCCGCAAGGGGACCAAATCACGATGATTGCCGCCTTCTGGAAAGCGGTCGATCAGGAGGTGGTTCGACTGAGTTACAAGAATCCGAGTTCAGGAGATGGCGTAGCGTGACCTTCCCCGTAGGCACCTCTTACAATCGAGATTTGTCAGGAGTATAATCACTTCAATCAAAGAGAAAGGAGCTACTTTTCTATGTCTATGCGTCTATTGTCCGAAGCAGAGAAGGAACATGAACGTGTTGTGCGTATCGCGTACGAGCGCCTATCCTACCCGTACCATGAGATCATCGTCACGGTAGACGATTACACTGATAGCGACGGCCACCCGCTTTGCCGTATCCTCATACGCGGCAATTTTTGATTTTGGTGCTATCGAGCCGCCACCCTTTCCGTTGCGGGCCACCCTTCATTTGCAGCCCTGCCGCATCGCAGGGAGGTGCGTCCGAAATTCGGACGCACACCTGCCGCCACCCTCGTTCCGCAGCCCTGCCGCATCTGATCTTGGCTTAACCCTGCGGCTTATCTGCTAAAAACGCCCCAAAAGAGCGTGCAGGAATTTCCGGAAAACCGCCCCAAATCGGTCTACCGCGAAATATTTTTATCCCGTTGAAATGATTCAAGTATTTCCGACTCTGCGAACAAAATAAGAACGACGACTTGACAAAATCGCGATTTACGACTCAAGATGTAGGGGAATCTGATCCTTGAAACAGGGATAGAATCAGCAAAACGCTAGTAAACTCGGGCGTTTTCGGCGCTTTATAAGAGCGAAAACACAGAATCACTTTGAACAACGGACCCGCCATCGAAAGATTGGCGGGTTTTTTGTTATCTATACCTGTGCAGTCAGGTTCGTTGGCGCGTAGAAACTGCGCAGGTCGCCGTCGTTGGGGCACTCCTCCCCAGCGGCGGCATTTTTATGGGTGACGAATGGTTGCTGTAGTCGGGTCGCTTGCTGCTATTCTTACGGCGGATGCGTCTAAATTTACGAACGCGCTGAACCAGGCGGGAATCCTCGTCACGAAGACGGAGCGGAATGCGAACTCGTCTTTCAGTCGCATGTCGAAGAACACCACAGGCAGCTTCTCCGCGATGGCGAAGGCGGGATCGCTCTTCGGCGGCGTTCTCGCATCCTTGACCGCTGGCATGTCGTTGAAGGGCGCACAGCAGCTTATCGACAGCAGCATCAAGATTGAGAACGCGCTGAAAGTTGCCGGCCTGGCAGGGACCGAACTCACCGAAGTTTATAACAGCCTGTTTCAATCGGCACAGAAGAACGCCGCACCGCTCGAAGCCCTCGTAACGCTCTACGGTCGCGCCAGTCTTGTCCAGAAGGAACTCAATGTCTCCCAAGCGGAAATGTTGAATTTTACGGACAAAATCGCCCTCGCATTGCGTGTCGGCGGGCAGTCGGCAGCGGAATCGTCTGGTGCGCTTCTCCAGCTTTCGCAGGCGCTCGGTGCCGGAACCGTGAGGGCGGAGGAATTCTCAAGTATATTAGAAGGTGCTTTACCGATCGCTCAGGCTGCGGCGGCGGGTCTCAAGGAAGCCGGTGGCAGTGTCGCGAAACTTCGTCAGCTTGTAGTCGATGGCAAGGTATCCTCGGAAGCATTCTTCCGTGCTTTCGAGGCTGGCGCGGCCACGCTTGAAGACAAGGTTGCGGGCGCGGAACTGACCGTCGCGCAGCAATTCGTGCGCTTGCAGAATGTCCTCATCGATACCGCCGGCAAGATCGACAAGGCGACCGGGGCGGCCGGGAGGATGGGTTCCACCATTGAAACCCTGTCCCGCACCATTGCCGAGTTTGGCCGTGTAGTCGAGCGGACTTCCGATTCCGACCTCGGGGCGTTGCTCGGCTGGTTTGCCGATGCCATCGAAAAGGCGAACCAGTTCAAGGATGTCATGGGCGGCGTCCTTGGCATCCTCCAGAAGATGTCCACCTTTAACGCCGACATGTTCGCGGGCCGCGAGATCGGATCCACCCTCAAAGAGGAGAACATCCAGAATCGAATTGATGCGGCCTTTGAGGGAACGGGCGTCACGCCGAAGACAAGCCGCCTGCCGGCTGAAAACGTCGATCCTGTCGCGAACGCGGTTTCGATCTCCGACTACAAGGTTCCCGCTTCATCTAAGAAGGGCCGTGGCCGCTCCCGGTCGGCTGATGAACTTCAGCGGGAGATTGCTCAAATCAAGGAGCGGACGAATTCCCTCACGGCAATGACTGCCGCACAGGCCGGCATCAATCCTCTGGTCGAGGATTTCGGATTTGCAATCGAGCAGGCGAAGGCCAAGCAAGACCTAATAAACGCGGCGCAAAAGGCCGGCATCACGATCACCCCGGAGCTTGAAGCGAAGATCGACGGGCTTGCGACAGGTTATGCGAACGCTTCTGCCGCCGCTGAGAAACTTGCAGTCGAGCAAGACAAGATCAAGCAGAAGGCTGAGGAATGGAACGCCGCCACCCGCGACGTAACTCAAGGCTTTGTAAAAGACCTGATGAGCGGCAAGAGCGCTGCCGAAGCCCTCGCCAATGCACTGCAAAAAGTAATCGATAAATTGTTGGATTCCGCCTTCGACAGCCTGTTTTCCACGGCGGGCGGCGGTGGAAGTGGGGAACTAATCTCCCTCAATATTTGGAGTGAAGCGGAATGACTCTGGCTTATTCTGTTGTGCATCAGGACTGCGTTCAGATTCTCTCTGACGCGGCGATCTATCTGCCGGACGGAACACTGGTTGACTTCAAACAGAAAGTTTTCACGTCTCCCTCTGTCCCGCTGGCCGTGATTTCGATTGGCAGCAGTGAGATGGGCGATATCATTTCCGAAGCGATCATTGAGGTTAGCGCCATCGGTTCTTTCGATGTTGCAATCCTTATCATCGAGGAAATCATTCATCGGCTGGAAGGGCATGTACCGGACGGACACGATTTTTCGCTGATCCTCTCCGGCATCTCGGAGAGTCGTGGCCCTTGCCATTTTTTTGCGACCACAAAGGTCAATGACAAGACGCCCGCTTATTCTCTGTTCCAACTCAGTACGCCGGAATTCGGCAATATGGTAGGAACTTCGGCTGAAGAACTCGCGGCCATTGGGTTCACGCCGGCAGTTGCACAGGCGCTTGGCCCTGATTTCCTCCGCCAATACGGCGTTGCACTTGCGGAAGTCATGCGACGCAAGAAAACGACGAACTGGATGGCCCCCGATAGGCCGGCTCTTCACATCATCGGCGGCTTCCTTCAGCTCACAACGATTACCGCAGAAGGCTGTGCCACCGAGACGTTGACGACATGGCCCGAAGATCAGATCGGGCAGAAGATCAATCCCTTCGGCCAAGTCGTCGAAGCAGCTTAACGCTCGACATGCACACGACTTACAGATGGGCGCGGCTTGAGCGTCCGCGCGTCCCAGACTGGCAAATTTGTCGTTCTATCCACGAATGGGACCCGTTCAGGGGGCAACTGAAGTCCCCGCAGAAGGAAACCGACATGGTTGATATGGTTATCTCGTACCCAGAGGCGGGTGCGCACGCCATCTTGTCTTTCGAAGTAGCAGACTTTGAGCGGCTGGAAGAGGCTTATGGTGACAATTACGTCAAGGCGATCTTCGAGGGGCTAGACCGTACCGACGTCAAGATCATCAGGAATTGCATCAACATCGGCCTGAAAGGTGGTGATCACGCAGCGGCGCTGAATTCTGTGCCCCTCAACCACATCGCCACTCGCATTGCCGACGCCTTGTACCTCCGTATTCGCGGCTTCAAGATGTCGGAAGGCGTTGCCGAATGAAGTGGCCTTTCTCCCGTCGCCAGCCCGAACCGGAGAAGAGGGCGCTCACATATGATGATTTCCCGATGGAGTTGCTTTCACCGGCCACGTCGGCAGGCATTAATGTCTCTCCTGAATTGGCGCTTCGCAGCCCGACCGTGCTTGCGGCTGTGAGGGCGATCTACGAAACCGTAGGCACTCTGCCTATCGTGGTGCGCTCGAAGACCGGCGAAGTATGGGAGCGGGACAGGGACCATCCGGCCGCCAAAATCCTTAGCGGATTTGCCAACGAGTACACGGTTTGCACCGATCTTCGCATGCAGTTGCAGTTGGACATGCTGCTTCATGGTGCGGGTTTCGCTCAGGTCGTCAGAGTGAGGGGAGAAGTCAAAGAACTGATCAGGCTGAACCCCCGCGCCGTTTCAGTCGAGTACGACGAAGACAGCGGCGAACCGCGATACCGCGTCTCGCTGCACAGACAGTCCGTTATTCTGCCATGGCAGGAGGTCTTGCATATCGGGACGCCCGGTAGCGCGCCCGACAGGCGAATGTGCCTGATTGATCTATGTCGGGAAAGCATCGCACTCGACATCCTGCTTGCCCGTCATGTGTCGAAGACATTCAAGGATGGCGGCCTCCCTCGCATTATCCTGTCGCCTTCGGGCGGTGACTTCGACGCAAAGAACGGTCCTACGATCCTTGCGAATGCGTTGAAGTTCCTGAAGGAGCAATTGGACGCCGAAGGTTCCGACCCGATCCTGTTGCCGTCGAATTTCAGCGAGTCCTTCAAGTCCTTCGGCTTCCGGGAAATGCAGGTCGCGGAACTCCGCCGCCTGATCATCGAAGACATCGCACGCGGTCTCCGGGTTCCGGCTCCCATTGTCGGCGATACTACCAAGAGTACGTATAACAACGTTTCCACGCTCTCCCAGAATTTCTTGATGTACTCGCTTCTCCCTCATTTGGAAGTCTGGGAAGCCGCATTGACCCGTGCGCTTTTGAAGCCGGAAGAGCGTGACCGGGTTGAAGTCGAATTCGAGACCCGTGACCTGCTTCGCGGCGACTTCGCCGCTCAGGCTACGGCCTATCGTACCGCGACGGGCGGTGCCTGGTTGACCGTCAACGAGGTCAGAGAGCTTGAGGGCCGCCCGCCGCACCCGGACGGCGACAAGCTCATCCTTCAAGCCGGTCAGGCCGATGCCGGGGAATCCGGCAATGAACCCTCAAACGACAACAATCCGCCCAAGGAACCGGAAGAACCGGAGGAGGACGCATGAGCCGAGAGACCCTTGACCTTGTTGAATGCCGGCTTGCCGCTACCGATGACGCGGGCAGCATCGAGGCAATCGCTGTTCGATTCAACACCGTCGATACGTATAAGACGACGTTTGATCCTGCTGCCTTCGGTGACTTGAACCGTCGCATTCCGATGCTCTGGGCGCATGATCCCGCGCAGGTCATCGGCTCTTGGTCGGAATTCCGGATCACGAAAACGGAACTGCGGGCGAAGGGCGCTCTCAATCTCGACATCGCCCGCGCCGTGGAAATCAGGTCAATGCTCGCCAAGGGCGACATCGACGGGGCATCCGTGGGCTTTGAAACCATTAGGGACGAGCGCCGCTCCGGCGGTGTCCGCCATATCCTTCAAGCCAAGCTCTGGGAACTCTCACTGGTCCCGTTCGCGTCGGTCCCCGGCGCGCGCGTGACCTCTATCCGATCCGGCCGTGACGACGCGACGGCCGATTTCATCAACGCCGTGCGATCGGCAGTCAGCGTCTATCGAGGAAAGTAAACGTGAAGCATATCAAGATCGAAACCCGATCTGCCATTCCGCTTGAAACCCGGAACGCAGACAATCCGCCGGCCGATAGCCTTGAGGCCGCAACGCAGGCAGTTACCGAGCTGCGCACCGCTGCTACGGCCTTTGAGACCCGCATCGGCGAACAGCTTACGGGCTTCACCACGCGCCTTGACGAGATCGAGGCCCGTAGCCAGCGCCTTCCGGCAACGGCTCGGAACGAGAACGAACAGCGCGATATTGAAATGCGTGCGTTTGTAAACTTCATGCGCACCGGCAACGACGCCGAAATTCGCGCCGCCAGTTCGACGCCGAACGCCGATGGCGGCTATTTCATCCTGCCTCAGGTCGATCTAACCATCCGCAATATGATGGAAGACACGTCGCCCCTGCTCGGCCTGGTGGAAACCGTGACGATCAGCAGCAGCAGCTACGAGCGCTTCTACTCGAAGGGCAATCGCGGCGCTGTTTGGGTGTCCGAGACGGAGACGCGCCCGACCGATACGGCCCGCCCGGAACTCATCAAGCATTCGTATGGCGTTAAGGAGATGTACGCGCAGCCGGTCGGCACCCGTCATCTTTTTGAGGATGCGAGCATCGATGTCGCCGGCTGGTTCAACCAGTGGGTCGCAAACGATTTCGCTCTCTCCCTCGGAGACGCCTTCTGGTCGGGCGATGGTGTCGACGGCAAGCCGCGCGGCATCCTGACCCACAACATTGTAGCTACTGGCGATGCTACCCGCGCTTGGGGCGATATTCAGTACATCCCCGCCGGCCATGCTTCCGCCCCCACGGATGATAATCTTGCGAAGGCCCTTGTCGCCCTTGTCCTGACTCTGCATTCGCGATTCCGTGGCAACGCTCGCCTGATCACCACGGCGGCGAACTACATTCGGTTCCGCCAGCTTCAGGACAGCGCGAAGCGTTTTCTGTGGGCGGCGACCGGCAATCTGCTTGAATCCGCCGAGAATGGTTCGATTCTTGGCGTTCCCGTCGCGATTGATGACCACCTCGACGATATCAGCGTTGGCGCTGGTGCGAACATCGCTGCGATTGGCGATTTCCGCCAGGCATACGTCCATGTCTCGCGTCATGGCATCCGCACCGAACGCGATGCGGTGACACAACCGGGCTGGATCAAGCTCCCGAGCTATGCCCGCCACGGCGGCGGTTTGGGCGATAGCCGCGCTGTCAAAATCCTCAAAATTGCAGCCGAGTAAGGAGGCATCGACGTGAAAGACAGTCATTCCGACGTGAAGATTGCGCAGGCCGTTGTGCCTGCCGTGAAGACCGCCGCAGGCGATGGCACTACGGTTGATATTCGTGGCTATTCTTCCCTGCTTTTTGTCGCGAACACTGGCGCGATTGCCAGCGACGGCGATTTCGGCCTTGTCGTGCAGGACAGCGCTAATGGCACCGATTGGTCGGCGGTTTCCGCTGATAAACTGCTCGGCGCTTTCCCGGCCACCCTTGAAGCCAATAAGACCTATGCGGTCGGCTATGTCGGCGGCAAGCGTTACGCCCGCGTCAATGTCACCAAGGCAGGCGGCACTTCCATCGCCGCAGGCGTTGTTGCCATTCTCGGTGATCCGGCAGTCGCTCCGGTCGCATGAGCAATGCTCCATCCCGCCTTTGCGGTTGCGGCCTGAAGATTGCGCACGGTCAGAAATGCCCTTGTCAGATCGCGAAAGCCAAAGCCGCAAAGGCACGGGTAGACGCAAGCCGTCCATCGGCTAGGAAACGCGGCTACGACGCCGCATGGGAACGCTGCCGTGCGGCGTTCCTCAAAGCCTTCCCTATCTGCTGCATACCAGGTTGCTGCCAGCCTGCTACGGACGTGGACCACATCAAGTCCGTTGCCGAGCGACCCGACCTTCGGCTTTCATGGCCCAATCTCAGGCCCATGTGCCACAGCCACCATTCATCCAGAACAGCCCGCGATCAGGGCTTTGCGAGGAAGCGCAATGGCTAACGTCGTTCCTGCCATCACATCATTCAGCGCCTGCCTTGGCTGGTCCCTGAGTAATGTTCAGGTTATCTGCCTTCTCTCCCATATAGAGAGCATCGCCCGCGCAGCGGGGTTCCAGTTCCATGATTGATGCATCCCTCATCACCATCGGCATGGCCGTTCGTGTCGCTGGTTACGATGGTATCTGCCACGTTGTTGATGGCTGGCGGTTCAGCCCAGGACAGGGCCTCGAAGGCGGCATGTACACCGTCCGTCACCCCGATAGCATCGAGACGCGCCATTCAACCGACCAACTCGAAGCCGCAGAAACCGCCACAGCCTTACGCTGACGCGCATCAGGTCGCGCCGCTGCTCCGCATCGGAACGAAACAAGAACGCGCTCCACGGCTCGCTATGGGCCAAGGGGAGCCATTCAAAGAAATTCGTGCCGCCTTAGGACCGAGCCAGGGTCCGTAACGCCCATTATTTCCGTGAAATCCTAAAAAGTTGAGCGCAAAGTTGAACGCCCATGGCCCGAACGTCTCTAATTTGTGAACAGTCTCCAGCGGTCCCGGCGATCAACCGGGAAATGGTCTGGAAGCAGGTTCACGCCATCCTCGAAGAAACAGGCGATTCTCCGCCCCAGATGGCTCCTGAAGATGCCGACTATATCGACATGCTGATTGAAGCGGCGGTCTCACGGCTGGACGGTCACAACGGGCTGCTCAACCGTGCCTTGATTACCCAGCAATGGCGGATGACCTTCGACCGCTTCGATTCTGAGATCAGAATCCCGCTCGGTCGGTGCCAGTCGGTGGACGAAATTTCGTATGTACAAAAATCCGGGGATTCCGCCACCATGGACCCGGCGAATTATCGTGTACGAAATATCGGTTCCGACAATGCACGCGTTCTTCCCGCCGTAGGGCAGTCGTGGCCCGACACCATCGCGGATCCGGAAGCCGTGACCGTGACCTTCACCGCAGGTTTCGGTGACGCACCGGAAGACATTCCTGGCTCCATCCGGCTTGCCCTGCTTGAGATGGTGGCGCTTGCCTATGCTTATCGAGAATCCGCCGCCATCGGCGGTTCCTTCTCCGTCCTCCCGTTCTCCGCCACCCGCGCCGTGTCGGACTGGGTAATCTGGAGTCCCTGACATGTCGAAGATGACCGGCGGCAAGCAGTTGGCCGCGAACTTCCGCACGCTCGCTCAGGCGCTTGGCCGTCCGATGAATGAGGCCAGCCGGAAGGCGCTCCAGCCGATGCTACGGGCGGCTAAGGCTAACGTCAGGAAGAACGATAACGTTCAGTCCGGCAAGTTCCTGAAAAGCCTGACAGTCAAGCGTGATCCCACCTCGAAGAAGGACGCGCCAGTCCACATGATCGGGCCGGGCTCGAAGGAACCGCATTCCCGGCTAGGGCACCTTCTGGAGTTCGGTGTTGCCCCTCATGACATCGACGGCGCTCCGCATCCTGGCGCACGCGCCTTTCCATGGCTTGGACCTGCCTTTGAGGAAAAATCCGGCGAGGCAATCGAGATATTCGGAAAAGAGATCGGCCCCGCCTTGGAAAAGCACGCTGCCCGATTGGGAGCCAGTACGAAAAAATGACCGCCGAACAATTGATTATGCGCCTGCTGCTGGAGACTACCTCCGTCGCGGCAATCGTCGGCACGCGCGTTTATATCGGTGAGCTGCCTCAGGGCTTCGCCGTGCCGTGCGTCCTTCTCGTCCCCGTTTGGGAAGCCCCGGAATATCATCTTCCCGCCTTCGCTCATGCTTACGTCGCCCGCACGCAAATCCAGTGCATCGGCAAAGGCAGCACGGCGGCGCTCAATCTGTCGAATGCGGTGCGTGATGCGCTGATAGAGATCGCCAACGAAGACGTGTTCGACGGCGGTTCGCCCCCGGTGAAGATGGGGACCATCACGCTCTGGAAACTCGGCACCGCGGTTCACGATGTAGGTGAGGACCGGCTTTATCATCGCCGGATCACCGAATTCAGATCGAGGTGGATCGAACCATGAAGTCCGGCGACCTCAACCGTTTTATCAAAGTTCTCCGCCGTGAGCAGACCGGCACCAGCATCGCGAACGAGCCAATTTTCGGATGGAACACGGTGCGGCGTATCTCTGCGAATGTCCGCTACCTCAAGGCCGATGAACGTTTTGACGGCAACCAGGTCTTTGCGTGGTCCACCGTGGTCTTCAAAACGCGATGGTTTCCGGGCCTTGAGCCTACCGACATCATTTCCTTTGATGGCAGGAACTACAACGTCAAGGGTTATGCCGAGATCGGCCGGCGTGTCGGGCTGGAGATCACCGCCGAGTGGAAGGAAGGCGGTCTCGAATGACAGGGTCACGACCGCAGCTCAAGGCCGTTGATGGTGGCCTGCTCAAATCCCCGCCGATGCCGGCGCACCTTCCTTCATCGATGCGCGACGATTGGCGCACCACCGCTTCCGATCTTGTCGGGCGTGGGCTTCTAAACCAAGCATCCATTCCGATGCTCGAAACCTATGTCGGCGCGCTGTGGATGGCACGGGAATGCCGGAAGGCGATCGAAAAGCATGGCGTCCTGATCAAGGCCGAAAAGGGCCAGCCCAAGCCGAATCCCGCCGCCGCCATGTTGGCGAAGGCGCAGGAAACCATTGCCCGCCTTGGCGATGATCTCGGCATTTCCCCGGTTTCCCGCAGCCGACCGGGGATAAAGGCACAGACGAGACAGCATGACGAAAAAGACGATCCCTTCGGAGACTTCGACCTTTAGCGTCATGCGGGGCCTCGAATGGCTCTACGACGAATCCCCGATCCCTGATCCGCATGGCCGCGCTCAGCGGTGTATAGACTTCCTACGCCTTCTGAAGCACTCGAAGTCCCGGCTTCCGGGGCAGGCTCTTCAGATTGATCCATGGCAGGAGCGGATTATCCGCCGTATCTACGGCCCTTCCGACGAATTTGGAAACCGGCTTGTCAGGCAGGTTTATCTTCAGGTCGGCAAGGGATCGCGAAAAACCAGCCTTAGCGCCATCCTTGCTGCCCTCCACCTTGTCGGGCCTGAGCGCACCAATCGCGGCTCCACCTTCGTTGTCGCCCATGCGATAGAAAACGCCAAAGAGGCGTATAACGAACTGGAAGACATCATCACCACGACTCCGCAACTCGCCGGAGTGATGAAGGTCAAGGCCAGCCGTCTTCAGATCGGACATCCGAAGTCCAAGAGCCTCTTCGCAGTCATATCTTCCGATAGTGACCGCTCTCAGTCGATCAGCCCGACGTTCATGCTCATCGATGAGCTATGGGCGCACAAGAAAGTCGGCACCTTCCAGTCCGCCAAGGGCGCGATGGCGAAGGTCTCCGGCTCGCTGATGATCATCGCCACCACGGCAGGACGCGGCTCTCAGGGGCCGGATTTCGCGGAATACGAATACGCGAAGCGGGTCCGCGACGGCGAAATTGACGATCCTTCCTTCCTGCCGATCATCTTCGAGGCCGATCCCGACGACGCGATAGACGATCCCGCCGTCTGGCATAAGGTTCTGCCCGGTCTTCGCCACGGCTATCCCGACCTCCCCATGATCAGGAAGGCGGCGGAACAGGCGCATTTCCGGCCGGCGGAACGGGCCTTTTTCGAGCAATTTTATCTCGGTCGCCGGCAGGACGGCAGCCTTTCCCCCTTCATACCAGATGCCGTTTTTGCGGAAGGAAAACACATGATCAATCTTGAAGACTATCGCGGCGAACCTGTCTGGCTTGGCCTTGATTGCTCCAGCACGCGAGACCTGACCGGCCTGGTTGCCTGCTTCCGCCGTGACGACGAATACCACGTCAAGTCATGGGCGTTCTGCCCCGGCGAAAACATTGCCGACCGTGGCGAGCGTGATCGAGTCCCTTACCCTTTCTGGGCCGAAGAGGGCTGGCTGATCCCCGCCGGTAAATCCGCCATCGACTATTCCGTGGTGGAAAAAAAGATTCGCGAACTGATGGCGCTCTTCGATGTCCAAGAACTCGCCTGCGATATCAAGTTTGCACAACCGATCATTGGCCCCCTGATGGATGACGGTCTCGAAGTCGTCGCCCTTCAACAGGGTTGGGTGACGCAAAGCCCGGCGCTCAACGTGCTGGAGAAGATCATCTACGACAAAAAACTGAAATGGGATTCGCCGGTGCTCACCTGGTGCATGAGCAACGTTACAATTCACAACATCGATTCCAGTGGCAACAGGCTGATGCACAAGGGCAAGTCCCGCGACCGCATCGACCTTGCTTCCGCACTGTGGATGGCGGTTTCACGCGCCGCTGCCGGTGAATCAACGCCTTGGCTGGCAAACCCTGATTTTGACGTAGCGCAGTTCTTCGCCGATCTTCGAAAGTAGCCATGCTCCAGATCACCGACGCCGAACGCCACCGCCTCCGGTTTGACCTCGGACGGGCGGCAAAGGCCAGCAAACCCCGCAAGGCTCCACCGCCCGTTTATAAGCGGATATTGAAGGGGCAGAAGAGAGAGCATGTCATCGACCGGACTATGGATGTTCTGCGAGACTGGCGGTCATCCATTTTCGAGCACGAAGGAGCCTGTCGCGCCGGTCTCCGCGCTGGCTTTGTTCTCGCCGGTCATAAATGGATTCATGCCGACCTGGAGGCGGAGGCTATCGTTCTCACCGCATTAGACCGGCTTGGCGCGAAGCGGCCGGACTGGGAGCAAGGACAGCGGGAGTACGTCGATTACGATGGTTGCTGCATCAACTGCGGCAAGCCGGTCAATCCAGAACCCGGAGACATTCGAGGGCTCTTCTTCTGCGATGAAGTCTGCCAAAAGGCAAAGCGTGTCAAACGCGAAACCGCATTCCGGTTCTGGCAGACTGACAAAGCGAAGCAGGCCGCATACGCTGCCTTGAAGGCTACTTTTCCAAAACGGACATGCGAACGGTGCGGGAAGGAATATCAGCCGTCAAGGCTCGGCACGCGCTATTGTTCGAACGAGTGCTTTCACGAAGTGCGCGAAGATCGCCTTCCAGATCGCAATTGCGAACAATGCGGCAATCTCTTTCATCCGACGACGCGGAGCAAGGCCGGGGTCTACTGTTCGCCATCATGCGCCAGCGCAGGACGCACTGTCATTCCTTTGACGCCGTGCGAGCGATGCGGAACCTCATTCAAAGCCTACAAGCGGAATCAGCGCTTTTGTTCCCTAGACTGTAGCAGCGCGGCCCAGTGTGAGGCGATGACGGAGCGGGGATGCCAACATTGCGGCGAAACCTTCATGCCGGCAGGCCCGAAGACTGTTTATTGCAGCCCTAAGTGCCGCAACCGCGCGAACTATGAGAAGAGCAAGGCTTCCGCCTTCCGCTGCGATCCGGCTTGATCCGTACCTGTCACCGCCGTGACACGTTTACCCCGCACGCGCGCGCAAGATGCAAGATATGGGCATTGCCCATAATAACTTGATCCGTTCACCTCGCACGCGGGACCGTGTGGCACCGCGGCAAAGTTTGCACAATGTGCAAAGTTTCACCATTGGCGGAACATCACCCCAAGGGGGCGAAACTCCGCCAATTGGCGTATTTGCAAAGTTTAGTACTTCCGAATTTCGGAAGTACTCCAGTTCTACGGCGGAGATGATGGAGGGATCGGCACGATCAAGAACAGACTTCGCATTCTGAACAGAACTACGACTGACGTTCAGAAGTCTCGCGGCTTCGGACTGCGAGGTTGCCGAAATTTGGGCATGCTGATTATCACCACGTTCCATATTCGCTACTTTTGCGGCGACCATGGATCTCTGTGATTCATCCAGGTGTCTTCTCTGTAGGTTCCCTGAGATGACATAGGAGAGAGGGCGGCAAACCGGAAAACTCCCGGTTTGAATGTGTCGTGGGGGCATATTTAAGCCCTGACATCCGCCGAAATTCGTCCGATGTCACGCAGATAGATTATCATCAAGCCCGACTTCCCTTGCGGCTTCCTTGGCGTCGTCGGTTAGGCTGGCGACTTTGATAGCTCGGGAAGCGTCTACTCGCTGTATGCCTAGTTCCCGGCTCGCGGCGGATATTCCAGACTTTGGTCTGCCTTCATTGATGCGGCCCCGAGAACTGAGTTTCTGATCATCTTGAACAGAAACTCCATAGTCCCTCCTCTCCTCCACCAACTCCACCCACCTAGCTATTTGCTCATCACGCTCCAAAGCGGTTAGTTCGGCACGGTGAAGGTTTTTCCCCGCAGTGGGAAAAACCCACTACGCCATCCGGCCCCTCATTACGGGATTTTCCCGTATTGCTATAGCCTTGCTCCCGGTCGCTTCGGCGGCCGGGTTTTTTCGTGTCTGGAGGAATCAAGCGCAGAGTTTTCCACAGCCATTCTTGGCCGTGCTGCCCCTGTGTTGCCCAAGCAAATTTTCGGGAAACACCGAATTAGTCACCCAATCTAATGCGCTGTATTTTAATGGTTTTTGGTGAGCGCGCAGGGATTCGAACCCTGGACCTACTGATTAAAAGTCATCGTTGGCTTGAGTGTTATCAATGCGGTATCGGACATGTCCCGTGAGACTTTAGCCAACGTGCGTTGACGTACGTAGTTTGGTGGAGCGTAACCATTTCGAACCACCGACCCCGCGTTTGCCGTGGCGAAGATCAGACCGACCGCCCCATCCGTCGCAGGACAAACAGCATCAAGGCATCGGATATCCACATCGCGCTGACGCCGATCAGAAACCCAACGGCGCCGAAGGCGGCGAGCGGATCGTCCGGCAACGGGATCGAGAGCGCGTGCACCAGGTGCACGCCGGCCGCAGTCAGGTAACCGGCCGCCAGCGCGCCGCAGGCCGGCGACACCACGCGTTCACGGAGCGAGTGCTGCCGGGCCGACAGCGCCCGCAGCAAGCCGCCGGCGCCACCGGCGACGAGCACAAGGGGATCGAGGCCGAGGGCGTTGAGAAAGTCCTTCATGCCTGATCCTTCCGCCCGCTTGTCGCGCGAATGACGGTATGGCCGCCCATGTAGAGGCCGATGTAGACGGTATAGAGCGTGCTGAACGTGCCGAGATCGATCCCCATCTCGACACCCGCCGGCGCGCCGGCCGCTTCCATGGCGGCATTGATGAGCGGCCGCGCGATAATGAACCAGGCGAGGCATCCGTGCATCAGCCACATGCCGGCCGGCCGCCAGAGCCAGCCGAACTGCGTTTCCTTCTGCATCTCCGCGAGCATGAGCCGATTCGCCTCGCGCTGCTGACGGGTGAAGGCCTCCACCAGTGCCGGTGTTTCGGCCTCGACGGCCGCGACGGCCGCCTCGAGCTCTGGCGCCGGCACATTGCCGAGCTCATCGGCTGGCACTCCCGCCTTGCCGGCGATCGCGTCGATCACGACGCCGCCGAGTTCGCCGGCCGTCCCGCCGAGCTTGTCCTCGAGGAGCCGCTTGACGATCGGGGCCCCGGCCTTTGCGGCAGCGGTGATGAGGATGGAGATGATCGGGCTCATGCAGCCGCCTCCGCATAGGCTTGTGCGCGCGCATCGTGCGCCCGCTTCCGGATATAGATCATGAAGGCGATGCCGACGGCGATCGCAGCGGCCACGCCGAGCACCCACAGCGTCGCGGCGTCGAGGCCGCCGGCATCGATCGCCGCTCCACCGCCGACCGTCGCGCCGCCGGCGCCGGTCGTCTTCGCCGCGGTCTCGGTGGTCTTCGCCGCCTTCCGCGCCGCCTCGGCCTCGGCCCGGGCGTTGTCCTGGATGCGGGTCTCGGTGGCGCCCATACACGCAAGCGCCATGGCGACGCCCCTCACCTCGATGTCGGCAACACGCCGCCCCCAGCCTTTGCCGAAAGTTCTCCAGATCGCCAGCGACTGCATGAAAGATAGCCGGGCGCGGCAGACCTTCTTGACGGTGGCGGAATGATCGTTGCTGCCGACGGACGCCTTCAGCCACCTCAGGCCCCGTGACACGCCGGAATTGACCGAGGCGTCATAGACGGCAAGATCCACGCCGGGCACAAGCCGGGGCGCGCCACAGGCATCCCAGAACCAGGTGCGGTAGATGGCGAGCGCTTCCGCCTTCGTGACCGATCGCACGGATCGGGGTGCAAGCCCCCTGCTCCGGCGCCACTTGTCGTAGTTGGCCTGGGTCACCCCGTACATGGTCTTACCGCCCGGGTCAGCCGGATGATCGCTCCAGCCGCCCTCCCATTTGGCGGTGATGGCGTGGCAAATCGCGAAACGGTCTGACATGGAAAAGGCTCCACCTGATGAGGATGGAGCCGAGTGTAAGGGCCGGCCGATAGGGTCAAATGCGCCAGGCACCATAGGCGCTTCAAATGCCAGCGAAGGCTTTCAAATAGCCGGCCGTCCGATAGACGGCCTTGCGCGTGGTGTTGTCGATCACGGCGGTGACACCCGCCGATCCCGTTATGATCGAGAAAGTCCCCGCCGCCTGATTGACGTCGCACACCTGCGTCCCGACGCAGTCCTTGGTGCCAGCGTCCGTGACGGCGAACTGGATCGCCTCGCAGTCCGTATCCATTTGATCGGCAGCGAAAGGCGCATATTGCAGTGTTATCTTGGCAGGTGACGGCTGCTGGTTTGTGGTTTTCTTCAAGCCTAGCGGCAGATCGGAATAGTATTGGCCGGCTCCAATAGCCACGGCCCCGCCCGTCGGCATCGCGATGGATGACAGGTTCACCTCATGCCAGCCGTTGGTGCCGTCAGACACCGCAAAAATTTCGCGCAGATGGCTTGTAAGCGGGTCAGTTGGGAAGCGATTGCCCGACACCTTATGCTTGTCGGTGCCGTCCCAATTGGCGGAGGCTCCGTAAAGGATGCAGTGGTTGACGTTCCCGCCGTAGAGATCGTTGGCGGCCAGCACCAACTCAGTCGCCGCCGCCGCACTTTGCTTTATGACGTGCACCGCTGCATTGGCACCAGACCCCAACGCGGCGGCAAAGTTTCCTCTCACTTTGTTGTTTCCAGCGAACGTGAACCCGCGCGGCATGTTGATGACGACGACACCCGTTTCTTGAGCGATGGAGCGGGTAAGTTCGAATATGTTCCCCTCCGCGACACCTTCGACGCCGAAGAATGTCGCGGCGGTCGCCGCCGTGCTCGTAGAGCCGGTTGCATCGATATTGACAATGTTCAGCGCCGAAATGACCTTCTTCCAGCGCTTGACCGATAGGTCGGCGTCTCCTGCATTGCTGCCAATATAGATACCGATGCGAGCGAGCCCGGTGACGATATTGTGGCTCACGTCCACGCCATCAAATGTGCCTGCATTGTTGAAAAGGTTGATGCCGCGCGCACTCGCATGGTTGGTGCGGACGCGATTGCCTGTGATGGTTAGGCCCGAGACGACAAGATTAGCAGCAGGGTCCAAAAGCACCCCATTCGAATTTGCCAGATAAGCCGCATCGATGTCGTTGCTGGCGATGCGAATGCCTTTGTATTCGGTATTCGCACCATGGCAGAAATGCACAGCCCCATTAATGCCTTTGTGCAGGATGTTGTTTCCATCGACGACGATGTCCACATTCGGCGTGTCGTCCAGGTAAAGGCCCCAAATGCCCAGCGAGTCAGCCGAGTCGATTTGAACCACGCTATCGCCCGTCGCCAGCATCTGACGGCACACGTTTTTCTCGACGCGGACGCTCTTGCACGAGCAGATGTCGACAAAGTGCTGGTCGTGGTTGCCGCTGTGGACGCCCCGCACCACGACGTTTTCAGCGTGCCCGAACGCTATCAGGTCACCAAGTCCGCGCGTGGCGCTGTCGTCTCCGTCTTCGACATAGAAGTTCTCCAACGTGATGTTGCCAGCGGCGTCATAGCCGCCCTGCGTGTCGTAGCCTTCGTTGACCATGAGGACGCCGTTGAGACCGCGCTCTGAGGGAAGACGGCTGATTTTGGTGAGGTGCCCGGAGCCCTGCAGTTGAAGTCCCTCGGGCAGCAGGAGGCAGGCCTTGTCGTGGATTGAGCGGGCGCGGCTGAGATAGGTGGTACCGGGAGGCAGAACGACGCGCCGGTTCAGCACGCTGCCCGCGATGAAAGTCTTCTGGATTTCGGCCGTATCATCGGTGCCATTGAACTGCGCGCCGATCATCTTGGGATTGAGAATTGGCGATGCTACTTCCCAATAACCGCCGTCGCCGGGGTCGATCGTCCCGTTTGGGAGAAACCTGTCGGCCGACCGGATGTAGAAGTCGTGCGTCGTTGGCTTCGCCGAAACGCGCGCAAGCAAAGTCGGCACGCCGTCGTTTGCCGCAAGTGCGCCGAACGTTTCGATGTAGTTCATGCCTGAAGGGAAAGCCAAGAATGCCATGCCGGCGACGGTGGCGGTCTTCGGCACTTCTTTCTCGGCCACGATGTCATTGACGAAGCCGGCGGCCTGGTCACGCGCGGTTTGCGCATCGGCGGCCAGTTGCACGATATCTGGGCCGGCGACCAGCCGTCCCCCCTGCCGCATCAACGTGCGGCCGTCGGCAACCCCTCCGACGACGGTAAGCCCGTCGCCGGCGCCGTAGTCCATCTTCAGGCCGCGAGCCACGTCCCGGGCGAGTTCCTGCTGGATGATGCGCGAGCGGTCGAGCTCGTCATCGGTAAGGCGGCTGCTGAAGCGACCATCGTTCACGATCGAGCCCAGCCGATCGAGGATCGTGTCACCGAGCACAAGGATCTTTTCGCCCGAGGCGCGGCCGGTATGAAACGTTACCATGCCGCCCTCGACCGCGCCGGCGCCGGTCACGTCATAAAGGGTCGGCGAAAGGGCCTGCCAGACACCGTCCTCTATGCGGCGCGCGACCGTAATGTCCTCGTTCTGCTGAAACGGAAAGGAAATCGCAAACTGCGTCTGGCCCTCGCTAGCGTCGATAACACGATAGCGAGGATCTTCTTCGATCGGCAGGACGGCGCTCATGGATGTCGACCCCTAAGATTTGATGGGTCGATCGTTCCATGCGGGAAGTCTGGTCAACCGCCAGGCGCGTCTCGCCCGCGCCCCTTCGGCTCGACGCCGATCGTCTTGTTGAAACCGTCCTCGAGGCCGTCGAGAAGGCGACGGATATAGAAGAGGTTCTGCGCAGGGAGCAGACGGCGCATCTGATAAGTATCATCGGCCTTCCATTCCTGCCCGCCGCCGGCGGCTTTCGCCGCGAGTTTTGCCAAGCTGGAAACGGTGGTCTCAAACTTGCCGTACACGGGGCCGAGCAGAGCAGCGCCAGGTGAACGGCTGATGTAGCGCGCATCCGGCATGTCGGCCCCGATCACCCGGAACATATCAACCGCGCCGCCAGTCCATTTGGAGGTGATGGCATTGCCCTCCTGATACCAGCCGAGAATACCCGAGCGTGAGACTCCTGCCTTGATCCAGTCCGAGGCGTCCTTCGGCGCCGGTCGGTTCGCGACATGGCTATAGACATATTCGGCCAGCACTCCGAGCGCGATTGCCGACGCCATGCCGGAGAGCGCCTGATGATCGCGCGCTTGCAGGCTGCGCACCAGCAGCCGCTCATTGGCAGCTGTGACGAAGGTTTTGTACTGTAGGATCAGTGATGCGATCGGCTTGCTCATCATGAGGGGCTTTTCCGCCCCCGGCGTCAGCACCATGATGTCGACATCGCGGGCAAGCATACCTTCGAAGGCCTCTCTCGCACCCTTGTCGCCCCAGTTTCCCGTATTCGGGATGCGGATCCCGTCGATGACATCGGAACCGCCATCGGACGAAAGCTGCTTCCAGATGCGTTCGGCCATCACACTGTCGATGCCGCCTTCCGCAAGATCGCGGATCTGCCGCGGCTTCGCTCTGCCCGCAGCGAGCGCCTCGACGGCGCGCGAGATTTCCGAGCCTGAGACCATGCCGGCGGAGACCTTGGCAAAATCCGTCCAGGGCGCCAGCATGTTGGCGAGGCCGAACTTGTCGGCCGCGACATTCACCGCCCGCTCGAAGCGAGACGTCGGCGCATGGACGTCCATCACGTCATAGAAACTATGGGTGCGGCTATTGAGGTAGGTCTCGGCCGCGATGCCAAGCGCGCGCAACTGGTCGCGATAGGCTCCGCGAGCACGCCGCGCCTCCGGGCTGGCGACCTGCCGGATGAAGGGCAACCAAGCGTTCCGGAAAGCAGACGTCATGCCGTAACGCCATTGTAGGCCGGCAAGATCCGCGAGCGACGACCACATCGCGCCGCCGAGATTGGTGATGATGTCGAAGCGGGCCGCCGTCCCGGCCATGCGCCCGAGGAACCGCTGCGCCGGATCGGAAGAATAGCCGTAGACATGACGCACTCGGTCGCGCATGGCGGCAAGATCCTTCACGACATTCTCGTATTCCTTCCGGATATTCTTCCGCACCGCCTCTGAGGTCGCGCCGTTCTCTTTCGCCGCCGCCTCATCCTTGATCTTGCGGAAAACCTCCGTCATCTCGACATCGCCGAACCGCTCCGTCAGCAGCACATCGGGCACCATTGTCCGCAGATAGGCCTCCGCCGTCCGCTGCACGTCGCGCTCGATGAACTCGGCAACCAGATTGTCGGGGATCAGGAATACCCGCCCGGCGAGCGGACCCCGGCCGCCTCCGCCACCCCTGCCGGAGCGTTCACGCCCGTCGTACGGTAACCGCCCATCCGGGTTTCCGACAATGCGGTCGATGATCTCGTCGGCAAGGTCTTCGATCTCCTTCCGGCTGCGCAGGACGAAGGCCTTGTCCTTGGCGGCATCCTCGAGCTCGCGCCGCTCCAGCCAGTCGGCGAAGATCTGCCGCGCCTCCGGACGGCGAGCGATGAGCTTCTGCTTGTCCCAGCTGCGTATCATGTAGCTGTCGGCCGTCGTCACGTCGATGCCCTCCGGCTGGAGCTTTGCGGCGATCGCCCGCTCCCTCCAGGGGTCGAGGATATTCTTGCGGATATAGGCGGCGGCCTCGGCAACCTCGGGAATGTCATGCGCATCGCCGTTGCGCAGGGCCCGGTCCACCTCCGCCTTGAAATCCATGAACTTCAGCTTGCCGTCCGCCGGCGTCGAGACGAGATCGCGCGCGCCGCGCAGCGAACGCTGTAACAGACTTTGCTCCGACCCAGCACGATACCGGGCAAAGACGCTGTCGAACATTTCCGCCATGCCGACGCGCGCCTTGTTCATCTCCAGGGTGGCCAGCCGCGACAGCGCCGGTCCCTGTGTCGTGGCGATGCCCTCGACATTCTCCTCGAAGATATACGGCGTCTCCACCAGATCGACGCCGGCGCGCCGGGCGGAGGTGAAGCCCGAGTTCAGCACCCGCCGCGGCGGCGAGAGCTTGGAAGTGACATCCGGCAGCTTGTTCACCACCGGCAGGGAGCGCATTTTCAGCTCGCGCGTGTCGGACGCCGCCGCACCGGCCGACTGCGCCTGGCGGGCGATATCTTCGCCCCACGCCTCCCGATCCGCATGCAACAGGTCCGTCACCACCCGCCGCTCGGCCTGGGACATCAGCGCGCCGGCGCCGGCACCAAGCAACCCGGAGAGGATCGTGCCGGTTCCGATGTTCGCGGCGGCCTGCTTCGCAGTGTAGTCGGGCGTGGTGGCATACATCACCGCCTCGCTGATCGACGTCGAGACCGCCCCCGTCAGGGCCACGTCTGCCCCAAGCCGAAGCGCCGAGACGCCGGCGCGCGCACCGGAGAATACCTTGACGAGGGGGATGAACACGGTCGGGTCGAGCAGCCCCATGCCGACGCCGGCTACGGTCCCCATCCAGCCGGAACGGGCAAGGACCCCCCGCGCATGTTCGTCCTGGTCCCATTCCCGCATGATCGCCTCGGCCGACGCCCGGCTGCGCGCGAAGGCGAAGCGCTCCGGATCCGCCTCGTATTTCGTACCGCGGATGACCTCGAACGGATCGAACCCCTCCTCCGGCTCGACCTCCGCCCAGTTCGCGAGATACCGCCAGCCGCGATAGACCGGATTTTTCTCCGTTCCGCCGGCGCCGAGCACGTCTAGCAGCGACGGATCCTCCGGCACAGGCAGGGCGGGCGTGGCAAAGCGCGTGCGCAGCGGCACGAATTCGTCGGCGATCGTCGGCATCACTTCTCTCCCGGAATACCGTCACGGCGCAGGATCTCCCGCACGCGCTCATGCTGTTTCAATCGGTCACGCCGCCCGCCGGCGCGCCGCATCGCGCCGGCCTGCGCCCCTTGAGCGTCGAAGAAATGGCGCAGCGGCCGCCCCTTCTCGTCGGTCGCCAACTCGTCGAGGCCCGTCTCGGGATCGGTGACCGAGATGAGATAGCCGGGCAGTTCGCCGCGATCGACCGCGGCTTCGGTCTTTGCGTCCGACACGAGCGAAAGGTTTTCCGCCGTTACACCGCGCGCCTTCGCAATCTCCGCCACCTCATCGGCGATGTACTGCTGCGAGTTGCCGATGGCCGGATAATGCATTTCCGGCGGATACAGCATCAGCCGGCCGCCGCTCTCGCCGAAGGCCTGCGAGGTGCCCCATACCTTGCGCAGCCGTTCTACGGCCTGTTCCTTCGCCTTGCCCATGTCCTCGACGCTGGCATAGCGCTCGCCGACGAGCATGGCATAATCGCTCATCAGCATGTTCTTCGTCCCCAGGTCGACCGGACCGCGAACGTCGAAAATCCAATTGTCATCCAGCTTGTCAACGATGTCGGCGAAGGCATCCTTGCGCGCCTCCTGTTGCCCCTTCTTTACGAGGGGCTGCACGATCTCCTGCCATTTCGGATCGGCCTTTTCCTTGAGCCAGTTCGTCATTTCCTCCGCCGACATGTAGCGGAGGCGACCCTGCCAATCCTGAAGCCGCGTCACCGCATCGTTGCCGAGCTGCTGCTTTACCGCCAGCAGCCCGTCCGAGCCGGCAAGGAAATCGAGCTGGGTCATGGTCGCGGTCTGCACGGCCGGGTCGGCCGACAGCATCTGCGCCTTCAGCGCGGCAGCCTCGCCGGGCGTGAACATCGGCGGCTGGAAGCCATAGGCGTCTGCCACCACCTGCCGCTGCGCCACCCGCGCCTGCAGCGATTGCGAGATCGTTTCCGGCGTCAAGGTCTCGATCGGCTGGAGATCGATCAGCCCGGCGGCGGCTGCCTGGCCGAGCGGATCCTTCGCCCGCTCCTTCAGCACCGTCTCGGCCCGCTTGCCGGCGGCGGCGAAGATCTTCTCCTGGTCGGCGAAGCCCGCCTCGCCGGGTTTCGGCGCCAGCGCGTCGATCCGCGCCACGATCTCGTCGGCGCCGGCGCCCTCGAGGCCGGCCGTCGCCTGGAATGCCCTGGTCGCAAGATCGCGTTCCGCGCCCCAGGCGTCCGCGGCATCCGCGCCCAGCGTCTCGCGCACATGCGCTTCCGTCAGGTCGGTCAGGCCGACGCCCGTTGTCTCCATGCTGGCAAGGTCGTCCTTGATCAGGGCCTTGACCCTGCTCCGCTCCGCCTTGCTGGCGCTGCCCGCCGCGTTCCGCAGCCGCTCCGCCTCCGAGAACAGCGTGTTCGACAGCGCCTTCACCGTCGCGCGCGGCAGGGCTTTGAGCGGCCCCTCGTTCTTCGCCCATTCATCGAGGAGGCCGGTGGCATAGGCCTGCTTCTCCTCCGGCGTCGGCAAGCTCTCGAAGACGCCCTGCACACGCCCCCGCGCGGCCGTGAGCGCCATGTTCTGCTTGTACTCTTCGGCCTGGCCGGCCGTGATGATGTTCTGCCCGTAGGCGCCGTCGACGGCCCGCTGCATGGCGGCGACCCGCTCGGAAAGGATCGCGTCGCCCCGCGGGTTGGCGCCGAGCAGCTGCGCCTGGCGCTCCAGGTCGACGGACATTGCCGACATGCCCGACGCGAAGGAGGCCTGCTGCTCCTGGCGCAGGTTCGCCTCGTGCCGGGCGGCGATGTTCATGCCATAGGCGCGGGCGTTGCGCTGGAAAGCCTGGTCGAAGGCCTCGATCGCCTTCGGATCGTTCGGCAGCTCCGCCGCATATTTCGCCCGAACCGCTTCGGCGGCCGCGGCGAACCCTGCGGGATCGTCCTGGTGCGCCTGTTGCGCGGCGAAGACCTCCGTATGCACGCCCTCCTGCATCCGCCAGCTCCAGGCGGAGAGCGCCGCTGCGTCGAAGGCCTCGCCGCCGATCGTCCCGTCGTGGCGAAGGGCGAGCGGCTCCATGGAAAGCGGCTTTGCGGCATAACCTTCAGCAGCAACGCGCCGCTTCCCGCCGCGCGCCTCGATGTCCTCGATATGCCAGTTCTCGTTGGAGAGCGGGAACGCGAGGCCGAAGGCGCCGGCGTTCTCGTGCAGCCAGCTGACGACATGCGCCGGCGCATGCTTCAGGGATGCGCCGTTATAGGAAAGATCGGCGGCATTGCCGTGGTTGTGGTTGCTGCGTCCGGGCGGCGCCACCCATTTGCGCGCCGCCTCCGCCGATCCATATTTCTTCAGCGCCTGCTGCCAGAGCTCCGTCTGGCGTTCGACGCTGCGGAAGCCGGAATAGACGCCGAGCCCCTCCTTGATGTCCGCCGGCGCGCTCTGGAGGAGACGGGCCAGCTTGCCGGCGAACGCCCCCTTCATCCCGTCGATATGGCTGGCGTCCTTGTCGGTCCGACCGCGCAGGAATGTCCGCGCGCTGGCCTCGTCCTGGCTAATGACCTCGGGCGCTTTGTCCGCCGCGCCCATCGCCGCCTGCTGCTGCAGGAAAGGCTCGCCCATGCGCTTGCCATAGGCCAGGCCATCTTCCGTCCGCTCCCGGATGCGCGCCTGGACGGCAAGCTGCCCGAGCTGGTTGGCGAGGCTGCCGGCAACCGAGGCCAGCGCCTCGGAGGCCTGCCCGGTATAGACGGCATAGGATGGAACGTCGGAGGAAATCGCGCCGGTGGCGTCGAAGGTGGCAAGTTGCCCGGGATCGCGGGAAGAACGGTTCGCCATGCTGGACCTCGTTGGAAGGGAGGCTCCAGATTATGTGGCGCGGTGTCAGGTCAACTGGATATACGAGAGACCTCACCCCGAAAGGGTTCGTGGAAGCCAGCTCTCCTGAATTGCTCCGCAATCTCGAAGCGCTTTCTGAAAAGCCTTTGCTTCTCAGAGCTCAACCACCACCATCGCCCTCCACATATCACCGCAAGAGTAGTGCCCATACCCGCATAAAAGGGGCCTTCTGCTCGAAAAAAAACGACGCCCAACACCATGATGACACCGGCGAAGAAGAGCAGCTGACATGCAGGTATGCCGAACATTAGGTCATCGATAGCTCGATCTTCGCGCTCAAGCTGCTCATAAATCGGCACCTTTGCCATCAGCCAGCCCGGAACGTCGTCACTCATAGAACCTTCTCTCTGCGCGAATGTCTAAGTGAAACACACGCAAAAGAGATTGTGGAGTCCTATTCGTTGCTGCGCAGATAACCGTTTCCGATCAGCCAATCGCGAAGGATGCGCCGGATAGCTTCAGGGCGACCAGGTGTATCAGGCTGCCCCGCACTGAATTTATCTAGCGGTTCCAGTAGGTCATCATGGAGACGAGTTACTACCTGCTGCCCTTTGCCCGTGGCCGGCCGCCCTCGTGATTTTATGCTAGCATTTTTATCTTGATCGGACATGTCTTAATTGCTAGCATAAAATCAGGCCGATGGGAAGTATCAGCTCCACACCGGCCCTAACCGAAACGACGATCATGGAAGGATCATCGGATGGCTACTGCCGCAATATCACAAGCACGGGCGAAAAGGGAGATGCGCGCATGACCGCATCCTATTCTCCCCTCGTCAATTTCGAAGACAAGCTGCAAGATCTCCGCAGCCTCGTGCAGCTCCTGCTCTATGCGCAGGAGAATTCCGAACGCGAGGAATTCGCCAAGCTCGGCGACACGATCAACACCACGCTCTACCTCATGCTGGAAAAGATCGAGGCTCTCGACAAGACCCACGGCAGCCTCTGGCACATCGAGCTCGCCGCCCGCCGCGCCGAGCGCAGCGAGCAGACGCACTGATCACGCAAACGTGAATGACGGAGTGACCCATGCGGCCGGAACTAACCGGCCGTGTTCCTTCGCACCAACGATGAGTCCGGAAATTCCAAGGCCATTTACCGCAGCCGCCGACTCGTCGTGGAAACTGGTCTGTTGACCAGCATGGAGAGAAACATGATCCAGAACCTCACCCTCGCCGACATTTCCGTCTTCAAAAGGGCACATGTCGGAAATCGAAAACTTTGGCGCTTTGCACCGAAGCGCCAATATCTCAATTACGGCGAGCCATGGTTCGCCGCCACGGATGTCTGCGCCGCCCTCGACATTAAAAATACTTCGCAGGCCACCCAGCCCCTTGATGGTGACGAAAAGGGTATATCAAAAACATACACCCTTGGTGGCGAGCAGGAGCTTTTGACGATCTCGATAAGCGGCCTTGCCACTCTCATTGTTCGCTCGCGCCTCGCCACGACGCCCGGAACCAAGCCGCATCGCTTCCGTCGATGGATTTTCGGCGAGGTCTTACCGCAAATCCAGAAGACGGGCGAGTATCGGCCGAATGCTGAAAACGGTACTCATAAAGTGAGTACCCCTGGCGGAGACCAGCCATTCGCTTGCGTAAATGAGCCCGGCCTCTGGCGTCTGATACTTGCAGCAGCTGCGAAGAGGGCTTGATCATGATCCAGAACCTCACCCTCACCGACATTTCCGTCTTCAACGGCGAGCCGACCATCCTCGATTTGCGGCTGGCGGAGCTGCTTGGATATGAAAGGCCCCGCAAGATCCGCGACATCATCAAACGCAACCTCCCCGAGCTGGAGCGGTACGGCACGGTATTTTCCGTCACCGTGACGGAAAATACCAACGACGAAGACGACAAGCGCCCCACGGCGGGGCGCACGCGCCCCACCGACGACGGAATATTCCCCACGGCGGGGAAAAATAACCGCGGGCGCGGCCGCCCCGGCATGGAATACCACCTCAACGAAGGCCAGGCGCTCCTCATCGCCACGCTTTCCAAGACGGAAAACGCGGCCGAAGTCCGCTACATGCTCATCACCGTCTTCATAAAGTGGCGTCAGCAGGGAGGTTTTTGTCACGGTGACAAAAACCTCCCTGCTGCACCGATCGCCGATATCGACATGGAACGCGCCCCTCTCGCCGCGAAGGTCGAACTGTTGCGCCTCGTCGAGCGGTATTATGGACGTCGAGGAGCTATGGACTACATGCCAAGGCTCGGCCTGCCTATCCCCGCCTCCCCGCCGATCTCGACAGCGCGCAACGGTATCGCCAGCGAAGAGGCCATGGAATGCCTCGCCTTCCTCCTCGAATGGCAGATAGAAGGAGGATTGGTCGGCGAACTCGCGCAAAGCGCCATCGATGACGACGACACGGAGGCCTGCGCGGTGCTGGAGCGTACCGGCATCCGCGCCACGCCCCATGGCGTCTGGATCGTCGGGGCCCACGACAACATGAAAGCGATCTGGCAGCGCACGAAATGGCGGGGCATCTGGCGCAATCTTATGCAACGCCTGCCGGGGGTGACGTTCGGCCACGAACGCATGACCATCGGCGGCAAGCAGGGCCGTCCGCTCTGGCTTCCGGCATCGCTCCTGGCTTAGCCCATCTGCGCGAGGTTCATCCCGTAGCTCGAAACATCCCCGAGGGCGGTGAGCAGCGCGCCGCCCTTGGTCGAGCGCGCCCGGTCGCGCAGGCCGCTTGCCCGCATCCGGTAGAGGGCCCGGCGGAACTCGGTATCCTGCTGGTCGATGGAGATCTCGCTGGCTGCGCGCTGTTTGGCGGCTGCGGCATTCTCCGCCGCCACGCCCTGGGTGAGGTCGATGCCGGCGGCGGCATAGGCCACCTGGTTGCTGCCAAGTACCCGGGCGAGTTCCCGGCTCATCTTCGTCTTGCGCTGCTCGCCGAGAAGCTGTTCCTGCCCGGCTTGCAGATCCGTCTGGTCGGCGGCCTGGTTGTCGGCGCGTGCCGATGCGGCTGCAGCGCCGAGGCCGCCCAAAACCTTCAAGACGGTGCTGATCCCCTGGAAGGCGGCCAGCGCCCCGGAACCCGTGACAGCCCCCGTTGCGGTGGCCGCGCCGCCCGCAGCGGCGCCGGATGCGCCGGAAAGCCCGAGACCTGTGAACACCTTGCCGATCGCCGCGATCGCCATTTGCATGCTGGCCATCCCCTATAGTGCAGTCTCGACGGTAATCGAGCGGACGTTCAGTCTACCGGGTCGGGTTTGCGAGATCGTCAGAAAGGGAGCGTCGGAATAGCCGCGCAATCCCGAGATCTTGATCTCGCCGGTTACGCCCTGGGAAAGTTCGGGGACATCGGCGAGCACGCCGTAGCGATGCAGGTCGACCTCACGGACCGGGCCCCCGTTGGTGCCGATCGCAAGGGAGGTTGTATCGACCACGGAAACGTGAACGGTGTGGATCCGCGCCTTCCGCTTCAAGACGACGTTCGGCCCGACGTCCCGCGGCGGCGGCAGGGTCGAGACGAGCGGTGGCCGCCAGGTGCCGACCGTGACCAGGCTGACGGCGACGGGCAGCGTGATCTCACCGCCCGCCACGACGAACGGGCCGAAGACATTGCCGTCCCCTATGGCCCAGACCGTGCGGCCGTTGAAGCGAGAAAGCCCGGATACCGATTTCTGCGGGCTGCCGAAGGCGATGTCGATCGCCTCATCGAGAAGCAGGCCCGGCTCGAGGCGCTGAAGTGATCGCGCACCGCCATGGTCCGCAATGAAGACGAGCTCGTTGCGGGCGTTGCGGCTGACGGCCTTGAAGCTCGCGTCCGCCGTCAGCCGGGTATAGGCGGTGACCTCCTGCTCGCGCAGGAGCGTGACGAGCCGCGCAGCGCCGTCTGCGCGTACGATTGCCTGGATGTTGCCGTCCATCGAGGCGGCCGATCGGCGCGATGCCTGGTCGACGACATCCTCCAGTAGGTGCGAGGCGAGAAGCGAGGTGTCGATCGCCACGAAGTTCCCCTCGACGTCGGTATAGCGCAGCTCCCCCATCGTCGAACCGTTGGCGTGGCACCAGAGGGCGGCACCTTCGTTCTCGATGACGGGCACGCCGCGCTTGATGCCGTTGCGGGAGGCCTGCACATGGTTCGGGGCTTCGGTCTTGGACAGCGATCGCTCGGCGATCCAGTATTCTGCCTCGGTCGTGAAGATCAGCAGGTTGAGGTTGTCGACCATGCGCTCGATCTTCTCGCCGCCCGCCTTGTCCATCGGGATCAGCGCCGGCCCGTTCGCCTCGGTGAAGCGGATATCGAAATTGAAATAGTTGCCCTGCAGCGACATCATCCATGCATTCGGCAGAGACTTGAAGCCGCCGACGAGAAGACGCTGCTGCCAGAACACGCCGCATTGCGGCCAGCCACGCGTGTCCGAGATGACGGCCTCGCCCGGCATGACGCCGGCGATGCGCTTGGCGGCGACGATCGCCGCGTCGGCCTGGTTGATGACGCGGCCGGAGACCGCCCACCCGTCCCCCTCGTTGCCGGCCCCGGAGAATTCGATCTCGACGATATTGCCGCCGGGAGACGTCACCGAATAACCGGGAAACAGGTTCGGAAGATCATCGAGAGCGTCGTCGATATCCGCGATCAGCGTGGCCATGGTCGAATTGAAGACGATGGACTGCGTCTCCTGGCCGGAAACGGTCAGGACGAAAATGGTTGTTCCCGAAGTCAGGCCGACAAACTCCAGGCGCCACATCGCCGGCACGCCATTGGTATAGGTGCCTCCATAGTCGTAGTTCGGCAGCCCCTGGTAGGGTAGATTGTCGACCGCCCAGCCCGCGTCCGAGACGATCACGCGCTTCGACCTGAGGTTCTCGTGGAACAGGAACATGGTGTCGGCGCGCTGCGCATAGGTCACTTCAGCGACGACGTCTGATAATCCGGTAATGGTCAGCGTGGTTATCGCAGCCGTAGCCGACCAGACCTCACATGTATCGCCACCGAAGACGAGATCGAAGGTGGCGCCGTTGGACGCATGGAAGGGGAAAAGCTTCTCGGCGTCGCCGGCAAGGTCGCCGACGAGACGCAGGCCGTCACGTAGGCGGAACCCGCCCTGCGGGATCACCACGATGTTTTCGGCGTGCTGCAGGCCGGTCGAGAAGTATTTCAGCTGGGTCCGGTCATAAAGGTACGGGCCCAGTTCACCGGCCGTAAAAGCCGACTGCATACGTCCGGGACGCGCGACCATCAGCCCCTCCAGGCCTGCTCGAGGGGATTGCGCGCGACGGTGACGCGGCGGGGCGGATTGGCAAAGCCGTCCTCGGAAAGCGCACTGCGCATGAGGCCGCCCCGGAAGCTCTCCGATGGCGAGCCGTAGGCCTCCTGCTGCCGAATTTGCATGGTGTTGCGGTCCGATGCGATTGCGAAGGCCAATTGGGCTGCCAGCGCGGTCATGGTCGCCATCCGAAACGTCGCGGTCCATCGATGGGGATCGGGACGAAACTTCACCATGGCGTAAAGCGGATCGTCGCTTGCGTGGACGCGGCCGGCGGTGAGGAGGAAGCGGTCATAGCGCCGATCGGGATCGCCAGGATCGTCCGTCAGGAAGACGGGCGGGCCGGAAAAAGGACCCGGCACCTCGAAAACATGGTCATAGCCGGTATAGGCCGTCACGCCGGCGAGCCGCGAGAGCTGGCGCACCTCGCGGGCGAACTGAAAGCCGGCGGGCTGAAGACCTAGATTGAAGTCGACGACGGCCTCGTAGAGCAGAGACGCGCTCTGGCCGCCGCCGAGATCGTCGGTGAGGCTCTGCACCGGCTCCTCACCGATCATGGCGCAGGCGGTGTTGATGACATCGAGCGCGGTCAGAAGGGCCATATGCAAATCTCCAGGGCAGCAAATCCCCGCCGGCGGCGTGACGGCCGGCGGGGACAAGGCGATCAGTCGTCAGGCGACGTTCTGCTTCGCGATCGTCACGACGCCGGCGGCGTTTGCCGTCACGACGTAGTTGCGCCGCATCACCGTTGCGTCGAGATCGAGCGTCATATCGATGTGGTCGCCGACCTTCAGGAGCTTGGAGAGCGCATTGAAATAGCCGGCCGTCTCCACGGCGGCCGTGTCGTCGTTGGTGACGTAGGTGTGTCGGCCGAGGTTGGCGCCGGCCGCGCCGGACGGGTTGAACATGAAGTCGGTCGTCCGGAACCCCTTCTTGTCGAAAGCCATGGTAGGCTCCTCTATGCTGGTTGAGCGGAAAGAATGGAGCCGGCGCGGACGCCGGCGCCGGCGTCAGGTGATCGCGATCGCGGAGTTGCTGGAGGTGCGGAAGCGCTTGATGCCCTTGCCTTCCTGCATCGGCGAGGCCGCGCCCTTGCAGGTCATGTTCACCGTCCACCAGTTCTCGTAGTTGTCCCAGGCGGTGATCACGCTGAGATCGGTGTTGTTGGCCCAGCCCATGGCGGACTTGTGCCAGATGAACAGGTCCTGCTTGTTGGCCTCGGGCACCGGATAGAGATCCGTGGCGTCCTCTTCGACGAAGAGGAACCAGTTCACCCCGTTCCAGAAACGGGTGTCGGTCGCCTTGACGAAGGGAATGTCCGGGCCGACGTGATCGGCCGAGTTCACGACCTTGTTCGCCAGGAACTGGTTCCACTGCAGCGCCGGCAGGCCGCAATAGACGTTTCCGTCCCACGGCACCTTGTCGTTCTGCAGCGCGGCGCAGAGCGTCAGGGCGTTGGCGGCGCCGAACGCGCCGGCCGAGAAGTCGAGGCCCGTCACGGTCGGCACCGCCGTCGCCATCTGGGCGTAGATCTCGATATCAGTCGCCCGGCCGAGGGCGTTGGCGCCGCTTTCGTAGACGACTTCCTTCTCATCGACGCTCATGCGGTCGACGTCGTATTCCTCGATGACGTCGAATGCCTTCCAGGTGGCGAGCGGCACTTCGACTTTCTTGCGCTCGGCATTGGAGGGCTGGTTGCGTTCGCGGCGCTCGATCTTCTTGGCCTTGGACTTGCCGGCGAGCCAGAAGACACCCTTTTCGTTGTTCTCGATGCGCATCGCCTGGGTGACGGTCGGCCGCAGACGGTTGCCCTTCTGCTGGTAGATGTGCATCGCACGGTTTGCGTACTGGGTCGTATTCCAGTTCGGCGCGTTCTGCGTCATGGAAACATCCTCGATGATTGGGAAAGGCACCGAGGGGGAGAGGCCGCAAAAAGCCCGCGGGTCCGGTCAGGAGCCGGAGAGGCCGCGGGCTTTGCAGGTCCGCCCGTGTGCTGATCTCGACGATAAGCGGGCGGAAGTCCGGTCAACTTTTACCGGCCGGGGAAATGCCGGCTGTAGGCGTCGTCGTATTTCTTGCGCAGATCCGGATCGAAACGCTGGGCCGGATCCTTGTGGTCACGGTTGCGCGGGTCGATGCGCGGATCGGCATCCAGTTTCTTCAGGTCATCGGGCGTCAGTTCGCCCTGGGCGCCGCCCTGGCCGGAAATCCGGATGCCGTTGTCGGAGAGGCGGCCGGACAGGGCTCGGAGCAGAACGTTGCCGACAGCCGTGTCGGTGAAGCCGACAAGGGCCGCCTCGACGTCCGCCTTGAGATTGTCGGGGATGCCTGACAGCTGGGCTGCCAGGCCTTTCGCGAAGGTCTCGTTCGCGGTCAGCGCTTCGTGGGTTCCCTTCTGATCGAGCCCCATGGCCGTCTGGAAGCTCTTCAGCTCGGCGCCTGGATCGAACGGGGCCGGCAGCAGCCCTGCGTCGACCATCGGCGCATAGGTATCGGCAATGAAGCCGGCGAACTGGTCCTGGCTGAGGCCGTACTTGTGCGCAGCTTCCCGCGCATGGCCGAAGGCGGGGTTATTGGCGAGGTCGCCGAAGTACGGCTTGAGCTTGTCGCCCGGATCGAAGGTGTAGAGGTCCGGCTTTTCCAGTGCGGCCGGCATCTTTGCGAGCTTCTCGCGCATGCCGCCGAAACGGGTGTTGAGGTCGGTGTATCCTGTGAGCAATTTGCCAAGTGCTTCGTCGGCGCTCGCGCCCGAGAATTCGGCGGGCAGGCCCTGGGGGGCGCTCCATGCGCCGCCGCCGCCGCCCGGATCACCGCCGCCAGTACCTTCGCCGCCGGCTTCGAAGAGCGGCATATGCCGTTCGAGGATAGTTCTCATGTCACGCCTTCCTTTCAGGTCTCCCGAGGCTTGATGGCCTCTTGATTGCCGAGCGAAATCTGCCGGGCAATTTCATGCGCGAGGGCGTTCTGTCCCTCGCGAAACGCGCCGAACACGGCCATGGACATGGGGTCCAGCCCGAGCTGCACGAAAAAGACAGTGCGCCGTAGCGTGGTGTCGAACAGCCGCTCGAGCGCTTTCTTCCCGTCGGCGCTCCGGGCAAACCGGGCCCAGGCGCGGGAGATTGCCTTTGCGTCCTCGGCATCCCTCTCCTGCTGGATATCCAGAGCGCGCTTGACGCTCGGGTCGGCCTTTTCGAACCAGTCCCACCCGCCCTGGGCCGCGCTGCCGATGATGTTCTGAATATCCTGCGGGCTGATCATGTTGTCGCTCCTGTAACGCCGGCGGCCGCGGCGGCAGCCTGAAGCGCGGCGGTCTGCGCTGCCGCCTCGTCCATTTTCTCGCGTTCGTCGCTGGTGACGATGTAGTTATCGGGCACACCGAGCTGGCGCCCGATGTCGGAGAGCGCGACCTCGATATGTGCGACGCGATTGGCGCCCTGCTGCAGGATCATCAGCACCATCTGCAGCCACTGAATGATCTTCTCGATGCGCTGGGCTTCACGGGCGATCGACAAGGGCGACTGTATCTTGACCTTCGTGATCAGCTGGTCGATCGGGATTTCGTTGCGGATGAGGCCGCGATTGTAGGCGAGCTCGAGCACGCGCTTGATGGCCGGAATGGTGACTTCCTTGATCAGGCGACCGTAGGCGCCGAGATGGTCGGATGCCAGGCGCTTGACCCGCTCCAGGATCTCGGTTGCCGAGCGCACAGCAGCGCCGTCGGCCGGAAGGCTCTGGTCCATCATGGTGGCCTTCACGCCCATGCGCAGATCGTTGAGCACGATATTCTGCAGGTCGAGGCGCGGATCCGGGAAGCGATTGACGGACGGCCCGAGCGTGCCGCCGTTGCGCGCGACCTTCCAGAACACGCCTGGCTGCACGGCCGCCAGATCCGGATTGAAGACGCCATCGTCGATGGCGGTGTATATCCCGAGCATCGCGATCGCTGCCGCCTGGAGCTGCAGACGGGCGGCTGTGTTGACCGTCTTGATCGTCGGCATGGCGAGCATAACGGGGCCGCGGCCCATGGTTTCGCCAGGGACGCGGAAATACCGCGGGACCAACCACGGGCAGGTCCGCGACTGGGACGAAAAGATGATGGTGTCCTGCTTGTTGCACCAGACAAGCATGTGCCAGCGGCGTGACTTGCGATCATAGACGGTATCGACGTTGACCTCCAGCTCGCCCTCCGGCTTCAGCCGGTGCATCTCCTTGAGATCGAGCCCGAACTTACCCTCCGACCAGGTGTCGAAGAGAACGCGGACTGTCATCTTCCTGGTCCAGAAGATGCCGGAGAGCTTGTTGTTCGGCCCCTGCTCGATCAGGAGCTCGTTGATCGGGACGGAGATCGGCTCCCACAACAGGTCCGGCTCGTCGCTGGGGTTCATGAGGATGGCGCCGGTTCCGGCGGAAAGGTCGAGAGCCATTTCGTGGAACGCCATGTCCCAGTCGCCGTCCTCGAAGAACGCCTGGGCGACCTTGCTGATCGGCCCGAGCTGCCTGCCGAATTCCTCGCGCTCGCGTTCGTCCATCACCAGCGGGCCGGGCTCCAGCTTGAAATTCTCCTGCCCGGCCGGCCAGAAGTCCTGCTGCACCTTGCCTGCGAACCGGAACGCGCTGTCGATCGCCGTGTGGTCGAAGACCTGGTCCACGCGCCTTTCGGCGGGGCCGGTATCCTTGGTCGACTTCCGGAAAGGTATCGCGTACTGATACGCCTCGTCGAGCATGGGCTGGAAGGCGTTCCGCTCCTGCTGGGCGTGGTTGCGCCGCGCCTTGAGCTTGCTGACTTCGAACATCAGACCTGCCCGAACTTGTTCGGCCCCTCGCCGGAAAGCCCTGTCAGGAAGGTCAGAAGGCGCCCGCCGTTCTTGCGGCCGGTCGGGCCTGCGGACGCCTGGTCGACCTCGGCCTGCTGCCGCGCCAGTTCAGCCAGCGTACGGCGTTGCTGCTGTTCCGCGTTCTGCTTCGCCAGCGCGTTCGCCTTGTCCGCAGTTTTGTTGCCGCCGCCGAGCAAATTCGCCATGCCAGATTTCCCCGTATTCGACTGTTTGCACGAAACGAAAGCCGAGCCGCCGCGCGATCGTGCGGCCGGCTTGCGAGGTGCAGAGCACCACGATTTCAGGGTAGTCACGGGAAACTAGGGTCAACCGGATCTGGCGGATAATGAAGCCCATGTGCCTGCCGGCATCCGGACGCACATTGAACCAGGCTTCCGCACCGCCCTCGATGGGATAGAGCCCAAAGAGGCCGATCAGCTGATCGCCGTCCTGCAGGGCGAATGTCTCGCCGCCGCGCCACATCTCCCGAGCGATCATCCAGCCGGTGCGCGTGCCGGCGCCGCCCATCTCGGCCATGTCGAACAGGGTGGCGGGGTTGCGGACGATCAGTGCCATGATGTCCCGACCTTGTGCGGATCGAAACTCCCCCGACCCTGCCCCCAGCCGGAAGAGCCGCGGGGCGGCCGCTGGTCGCGCAGCTGATCACGATCGGCAGCGCCCCGGATGATGGCGGACCGACCGCGAATGCCGCCAATGAGGTATTGAAGCGCGTCCTGAAGGTCGGCCCAGGGATGCGTTTTTTCGGGCTGCTCTTCGAATTCGGTCGATGCGGTTTCCTTCCTGCGCTTGAACCGGTACTTTCCGTCGAAGCCCTCGAGAAGCAGCGGGCACTTCACCGGGCAGATCAGGAGCTCGCTATCGGCTTCGTGATAGCCTCGCAGCTCCGTCTTCACGGCATCCAGGCGCAACCCCAGTTCGTTGGACCCGCCGAAGGGGATCAGCACGGGCAATCGCAGGATCTGCGCGAGCGTCTCCATCGCAGCCAACTGGCCACCCTCCTTGTCGGCGCCATATTCGGAGGCGGGGTCGGCCCATATCCGGATCCGCGACGCATCGGCATAGTCGGCCTCGATCTTTCGCAGCAACCCCTCGCCAAAGCGGGCGGCGCCGACGCCATGGCCGAGATAGAGCTCATCGAGGACCACGATGCGGGCGCCCTTGGCCTGACCGAGGACCGCCGCCGGGTTGAGTGTATTCATGGAGATGTCGATGCCGATGCCCAGCGGCAGGCGCGGGTCGAACTCGACACGCCATCTGGCGACATGGGCCGAACGATTGAATTTCTCGTAGACAGGCTTGCCGTGGCGGGAATAGCCAAATTCGTTGTCGACCATGCGCTTGACGAAATGTTCGTCCTGGTTGCGCATCAGGCGCTCATAGTAGTCCTGGTCCAGCATGATGCGGTTTTCGGCAAACTCGGATCGGCCGGACGGCTGGATATACAGGTGGCGGTCTTCGGTCGGTGCTTTCACGAATTTCTTGTATACGTGATTATCGACCGTCGGCGCATTGAGGTCACCGATGACTTGCCGCTGCCGCTGCCCGGAAACCACGGGATGCCCCAGCTTCCTGCCGAGTTCCTCGAGCTCCTGCACCGTGAGCAGGATGTTTGCAGATGGATAGCGGCCGACGCGCTGCTCCACGTCGTCGATCGCACCGTCGGCGTGCGTATCAGCCTCGTTGAGCCATGCGCCGGAATACTCGCGCCCCTTCATCAAGGTTTCGATCGAGTTTTCACCAAGACCGGCGAATTCGGTCACGACCTCGATCCGGATCCCGTCGGAGCCCATGAAGCGAAGCGTATGCGTCACCGGCCGGTCATTGCCGCCCGCCCATTTCGAACCCGCAAATCCCTTCGGAAACCACTGCTTCCAGCTTTCGAGAACGGTCTTTTCGGCCGACCGGAAGGTGTCGCGCAAAACGACCCACCGGCACATCCGTGTGGGTTTCTGATCCTCCGGGTGCCAGGCGACCGGCGCCAGCGTGGCGGCCATGATGCGCCGAAACGCGCACGCGGTGGTCTTTCCGCCGCCGAGCGGCCCCATGATGAAGCTGGTGAGATAGGGCGAGTTCAGGAAGGCCTGACCGACAGGGCCCGGCGGCGTGTAGTCGAACGGATCGAAGTCGCCGATAACATCGAGGTCGAGCACGAGCTTGCGCAGCTGCTCGTCTGTGTGAACCAGCAGGTCGTCGCGGGTGACAAGGCTGGAGATATGCTGGCTCATGGGCGCCAGCCCATGCAGCAGGAAAGAGCCGGCGCGCGCATCAGCGCGGGCGCGCCGGCACCGTTGAAGCCGACCGCAGGCCGGAGGCCGGAGGGCGTCCGCTTTCCCTCCCCCTTCGCACCCGACAGCAAAGAAATCTTGCGCAGAGAGGCAAGAACGGGCGTTGACATGAGCACGTTCTCCCGGACCCCGACCCCTAGGCGGAAGAGTTCAGGCGCGGCGCAAGATGCCAAACGCACAACCCTGCCGAGCCTTTGAGCTGATTGCTCAAATGGAGATCGGTGCGCGCACGCGGGGTCCTTGGGGGTGGGGTGCCCCCCCTTCGGGGGAAAGCCGCCGGCGGCCCGGGGGCCGAGGGGTGATGCCCCCCTGGCATAACCTGCGCGGCTGACGCTGCCCAGGGCGAGGCGACCGGGCAAAACATGGCGGTCCCCCTCCAAATGCAACTGATTTCCTATCAGTGTGACGCATTGATTTTGTTGATCTTTTGGCAACATGTCACATATCCGTGTGACTTCCCGTCTATTCATTTCGATCCCGATCCTTTAAGTCTTTGATTTCATTGGCCGTCAATTCGACCATCGGCCGGCCGACCGTGAGGCGCTTGGCCTGGACGATATGAGCCTGCTCCAGCTGGTTGGTTCCCGCATTGATGACCAGGACGGGCAGGCGCTCATCGTCCGGCGCATCCCGCGCCGGGGCCTTGCCGTGCAGGTAGGGCGCCAGCTTGTCGGCCACGCTCATTTGCATCTCGACGATGTCGGAGAGCGAGGGCACCGCCTGGCCGAAGAGCTTGCCGATCGCCTTCTGCGTCCGCTCATGCTCGATGAACCAGGACTGGAGCGCCACCGGATCGGCCGACATGAACTCGGCCTGCAGCTGCAGCGGGTCCTTGAAGCCCTGGGCATCGTACCAGGACGCAAAGTCCTGCGTCTTCCGGTTCATCGAGCCCTTCGGCCGGCCACGGCCACGCCGGCCGGCGACGCGCGGGTCCGGATCGCGCTCGAGGCTGGCCGCCGCATCGGCACGCCAATCCCAACCGTCGCCGCCATTATCTTCGAGTTCTTTATTCCGATCCGTCACGCCGCACTGTCTAGAGATTGTCTAGCCTCTGTCTAATGATAATTATTCAATAATTTCATATAGTTATATATGAAATTAGACGACTAGACAGTTAGACAACGTGTTTCCTCATATGCATGCGCCCGCTTGCGCACATTATGAGGGGATGGGCTGTCTAGCTGTCTAACCGTCTAAAAATTCACGTAACAGGCTGATATCATTCGCAAACCCCAATTAGACACTCATTAGACAGTTAGACAGTTTCCAAGGCGGGCACCACACGCCTGGGGATACGCTACACGAGGGCAAAAACCGTCAACCGCGCCGTTTCCAGCACGAGAAGGGGTTGGGGGCCGGGTTCTGCCGCCAAGAAACACGCAAAAGGGCGGGCCTCTGCTGCCGCAGGTTGCTGCGCTCATCGTGCTAGCCACCTCGTATATTCGGTGAGGGAGATGAAGCTGCACCGTCGCTGCTGGCCGGCGACGGTGACGCGATTGTCAATTTGCCCAGGCTTCAGCTCCACTTGGGTCTTCGCCACGCTGGGCTCGCCGCGCCGGAGGGCGTAATGCCAGTTGCCCTGGTGCCCAGTGGAGAACGATGTCCCTGCGAGCGCCTTGGCGAGCACCCTGCTCTGGTGAGGAATGGCGAGCATGAACTTACCCTTGTGGCTCGGGTCGTCGATCAGGCCTATATCGATCAGCGCCAGGCGATCGCGGAGATCCGAGACACTGCCCCCGTTCTTCAGCTGCTCGAGCTCGTGCGCCACGGTGCGGCGAGCCCCGCCCGAATAGTTCTCGATCACGCTGCCCATGATCGCATTGAGGGCCTGCTCCCAGGCCGCAGATTTACCCTCGAGCTCGGGCACTTTGTCGGCGGCCAGCCATTCTCCCCATCTGTAGAGATCATCCTCTGGCAGCCCGAGGCGCTTCCGGCCCTCCTTACCCAGAAGCACATGCGCCACGGCCAGGAAGGTGCCGAACGTCTTTTGCCCACGGCTGTCATGGCCATGGTCGCGCAGGATATTAGCAAATTCGTCAAGCTGTTCCTGCAAATCCTTCCACCTGTCTGCGAGGATACGCAGTAGGCGCGGGCCGACCGTCTCCGCCGCCTCAAGCGTCGGCGGCTTGTTGGTGGCGGCCTTCAGCGGGTGCAGCTCGATGATCGCCAGACGGGTCAGGGAGGCCGGCGGCATGGGCGGCGGATTGATGCCGGAAAAGAAGAAGGTGGATTGCGCCTGGAACTCGACGCCCTTGTGGTTCTGGCCGCCACGGATGCGGATCGATCCGCTGGCCGCGTCGCGCGCCATCTTGATGACCTTCTGGGCCTGCTCGACGCCCTCATCGCCCTCGAGCTCGTCGATGGCGATCGGCACACTGTCATGACCGACGAGCTGATAGAGGCCGGCCTCCGTCGCATTCGTGGTCGAGACCATCATTCGGCCGAGCACGGTCTTCAGCACGCCCTCTGGCCCTGTTAGCTCCGACTTGCCGACGCCGGCATCGCCGACGATCATGATCGACGGCCGCCATGACAGCGCGCCGCCGAGCATGGCAACGCCTATCGAGCCCAGGAGCAGAACTGCATCGACCTGGCCGCGGCCCATGTTCCACGTCTTGAGAATCTCGACGAGGCGCGGCGCTGGATTGTCCTCCGGCAGCACGGGATCTGGCCAGGGCGACATGGATCTCGGCCGCCGGACATACAGATACTCGCCGACCTCCCCGGTCTCGACGATCTCGCCGTTCATATACATGTGGTCGCCGCAATGCAGGATCAGCTGCCCTTGGGGATCGCGCCAGGCTCCACGGCCTCGCACCAGGCTGCTCGGCGACCAGGCGCCACGTTCCCTGCAGGCGGCATAGAGTGCGCGGCGCACCATCTCGGACTTGAAGCCGGTCACGCGGCCCTTGTTGTCGAAGCTGGGAAACGCCCAGTCGAGCCAGGCCTCATGGCCGGCAAAAAGCTTCTGCAGGCGCTCGACGCCCATCGAGGCGGTGCCCGTGTTGAAGACCTGCCCCATCGTATCGACGAAATAATAGTCCTCGCCGTCATAGCCGAGCGGCCGCACTGGGCAGTTGTAGGGCAGATGGCCCGTCGCATCGAAAACGCCCTCCTCCAGCCAGGCGCCCGGCTTCAGCCCGTCGAGGGCCATGCCGCGCGGCGGATAGGCCGCCTGCCGCTCCTCGATCTTACGCTGCACTTTCTGGGTGGCGCTGCGGATCAGTCCCCCGACTTTTCGCGCGCCGACGTCTTTTTCGTCTGTCATCAAAAAAAATTCCGGAGGACCGGAAAACGGGTGCAAAACCCGCCTTCCGGTTGACAAATGATCGATCAATTTCAGGTGGTCGATTTGCCCTTGCGGGTCTTTTTGGCCGTCACCGGCTGATCAGCGCCCTCGTCACCGCCGCCGTCTTGCGCGTCTGCCACCGGCGCCGCCAGTTCGTCAGCCGGCGCAAACGCCCCGCCTGGTTCGTCCTGGTCTCCATCGCCACAGTCGCCAGATAGGCCAGGTACAGCGCCCTGTGCAGCCGGATCCGCCGCCGGCGTACCGCCCGCTTCTTGTCCATCGTTTGCAGGATTTTCCGCATCGCCCTTTTCCTCCCTCTGCCCGGCGCTGAGACCGGCCGGTTTCCCCTGCTCTTCCTCGGCGATCGCCATGCCGGCGGACTGGCCGACTTCGCCCTCGGCCGCCGTCTGGGCGGCCACCTGTTCCTCGAGGCGCCGCCGATCGGCGGCCTCCTGGTCGGCGAGCCATTGCTTCTGATAGGCTTCCTGGTCTCCCATCCCGCCGTGCGGCTCGAAGATGCTGTCCTCGAGCTTCAGCCCCGCGGACGACAGCGTATCGCCGAGAGGGATGAGCTCGCGTGCGTCGAGCTGGGCGAGCTCAAGACGGTGATGAGCGCGCATGCAGGTATCCGTGAATATCTCGAAAGCGAGCCGCCGGGCGAGAGGCACGGCGCGATAGTCCTCGCCCTCGTTGATGACGATCCCGTGCATTCCGGCCCAGCGCCAGAGCTGCTCGGCCGGAATATCCCGCCCGTCGACATAGCGCGCCATGTCGAGCACATCCTTCTCGATACCGGCATCGTCGTCGGGGTCGGAGCCGAACCAGGTGCGCGGCCCAGCCGGGATATCATCGTCCTCGGTCATGGCAAGGTAGAGCTGCGTCGCCGCGACGTGCGCCACCGCCCCGCCGAGATCCGCTGCGTCCAGTTCCAAGATGTTCATCACCATCCACTCCCTATTGCGTCGTTGACATCCTTCCCCCAGTCGGCCGGCATCGAGACGACCTCGACCGGCTTCCGGAAGCTCTTGAGACGGGCGATCGCCAGGTCGAATTGCTCCTGCGCCTGGCGTTTGCCCCAGTCGTTGTCCTTGAAAACGATCCATCCGTTGACGGCCGGGTGATCGGGTACGCTGCGGAAGCCGGACAGGCTGCCACAGGACCACATCCGCAGCTCGGGCTCGGCGATCGCGGCGGAGAGCCCGTCCTCGATGCCTTCGACAAGACCGCAAAGACCCATTACGCCCTGGGCGGCGGCGTCCTCCGCCGAGAGCCCGCTCATGCCGTTGGTCAGGCGGATGACGAGCCCTGACGTCGCCGGGTACATCATCTTCGCCTTTTCGACCTCGGCCTTACCGCCGCCGTCGGGCCGGAGGAACGTGTAATGGCAAGCGCCGATCTTCCCGCCGGCGTCGACCATGGCGGCGATCATCGCCGGCATCTTCGGCTTGCCCGGCAAGCGCCAATATTCGCAGTCGCGGCGATAGCGCAGCGAGCGGCCGAGATGCGGCACCAGGTCGATCGGCACATGCCGGGAGGCGAGATAGGCGGACGCCGGCGTGCCGATCACGGTCGGGCAGCAGGCATAGAAGAACTTGCGGGCACGATCGACCTGGTCCTTGTGGGCCCGTTCGTCCTTGGCCTCCTCGGCAACCTTGCGGGTGCGCGCCTCGGCGGCCAGTTGCTCGCGTTGTTCGCGCGGCATGTTCCGGATGCCAAACCGATCCTCGATCCACTCCACGGCAACCATGCGCGTGTCGCTGTCGACGGCGCCCTTCAGCCCGAGCGCGACGAGGTCGATCGCGTCCCCCGTTTCGCCGGAAACGAAGTCCTTCCAGCCGCCGCGCCGCGCGCCGGTCAGCCAGACCACCATCTGGCTTTCCTTCGCCCCGGGCCGCGACTTGTTGACGACGTTCCACAGGTTCTTGCCCTTGAATGCACGCTTGGCGCCAAAGATATCCGCAAGGATGCTCTCGAGGCTGCCGACGACGTGGTCCTTGGCGACGGAGAAGCGACTCATATCCTAAATCCCCATGATCGCCGCCTCGAGGGCGGCGATGGCGTGGTCGTATTCCGGCGTCTCGCGGCGCTCTTCGACCGACCTCAGGAGCTTGGAGACGTTCTGTTTCGTGCAGCCGCAGATATCGGCGGCAAGCGTGCCGTTGACGCCGCAGGCCGTGACGAGCAGATAGATCTCGACCGCGCGCCGATCGGCCGACCTGATGTCCGATTGGCCGAGAGCCGCGCGGATACCCTTGAGCGTTACGCTGACGGCGCGCTTCAGCTCGTCGTTGTCCTCAGCGGCCTCGAACATCGTCTCGCTGGCGCGCTTGCGCGCAGCGATCGTGCGAATGGCGAAGCGAAGATTGTTCACCTGGGCAAGCGAGGCGCGGCCGCGCCGGCGGATCCGTCGATAGGTGGCGATGGCGATGCCGGCGGCCGCCGCAAGAGCCTGGTGCTCGATCGCGAGCCGGGCGCGCTTCGTCTCGATGCGTTCGAGCGCCTCGGCCTGGTCCGGCCGGTATGGGGTCCGCTGCTTCTTCATCTGTCTCATACAAATTTCAGGGGTTTTCGATCCCGCCGGCACAACGGACAAAGCCGGCGGGCACGCACTACAACTCAGTAATGGAATGATCGGGCGCCGGGCCGGGATCGCGCTCCCGGCCTGCCTCCGCGTCCATGCGTTCGGCCGCCCTCAGCATCATCGCGCCGAGGGTGGCGATGGCCTCCTGCGTTTCCAGGCGGAAGGCGCCGGTCTCGCGGTCTCGGGTCGCGCACATATGGACGAACATGTCGTCAAGGTAGGCGACCCCCATGTGGAAACCCGCATGGTAGAGCCGGTTGCGGATCGCCATGTCATATTGGCGCAGATAGACGATCGGGCAGGAAAGCAGCCACTCGGCCCGCCGCAGATGGGACTTGGCGTCGGCCAGCTCGGCGATGATGGGGAGGAGTTCGTTCATGCCGCCCTCACGCCTTCACGCCGAGCGATATGAAACCCTTCTGCAGGCCCTTGTTGTAGACCTCCACCAGGACCTTCGCGATGTTCAGCGCCGCGTCGCCCCCCCCCATTTTCCGGAAGGTTTCGCCGTCGGCCACCAGGATCTTGCGGTCCTTGCCGTGCAGCTTCGTCACCATGCGCGCGTGGTCGATCGCCTGCCTGTTGTTCCGGTAGAGCCGGGCCAGTGCCTGGATCATCGTGCCGTTGAGCGCGCCGGCATCCTTCGGCCAGGCCTCGCGCAGCGCCTTGCAGGCCTGCGTCACCGCGGTGTCGCCGTAAGCCTTGATTGCTCGCTCGATCGCGGTAATGGCGGAGGTGCGTCCTGGCGCCGCCGACTTGGTGCCCGCCGGCACGACCTCGCAGTCCGCCTCCTCGAGCACGGCGCATATCTGCATCATGGTTTCGTCGCCGGCCTCGATGCCCGCCCAGTATTTCTCGACGGTGGAAATCGCGCTGCGGTTGACGTTGACGCCAAGAAAGCTCTGCGCCTCCTCGAAGGGCTGATCGAGCACCACGATGACGGCCGGCACGGCCGAGATCGCGGGGTGCTGGCGCGCAGCCTCGAAACGGTGCTGCCCGTCGTAGACCGCGAAGGTGCCGTCCTCGCGCGCGACCAGCATCACGGCGCCGAATTGCGACCAGCAGAAATCGCGCAGGATCTGCTGCACGCGGCGCGGCTTCAGCGGCCGCTGATAGGTTGCGTCGACGAAGATCTTGTCGAGTTCGACCCATCCGAGCTCCGGAGGCTCGCCCGTGTTCACGTTGATGGCGGCAGTCTGCATCACAACAGTCTCCCTTGCTCGGCGACCAGGACCGGCCGCGCGGGTTCGATCGTTTCATCCTTTGCGGCCTCTTTCATCCGGCGCAGGTAATCCAGGGTGAGCGGCGCCGGGCCCGGCTCGACGCCGACGCTGGTGAACCTGCCGTCGCTCGAGAACGCGACGACCTTCGCGCCCTCCCATCCGTCGGCCGCGATCAGGGCATTGATCTCGTCGACCAGTGCCTGATGGTTGGCCGTGTTCTGGGCCGGGTCGCGCGAGATCTCGCAGCTGCTGTAGATGGCAAGGTGGCGGCTCATGGGCACCCTCCCACCGCCTGGAGCCGCCGCCGTTCGTTGCGCGCCAGGCCGTAAATCTCCTGGTAGGCGATCGACCGCTGACGCCGCAGATCTTCCGGAACGACCTCACCGCGCCGGCGCATGGCGGACTCCTTGCTCAATATCCTGCGGAGGGGGCATTGCGAACTTTCGTCGTCGCAGTCGGGCAACGGACATGACAGGCAGGGATGGGTCCGGCGATCTATCGTCATGGCGCTTCCCCCATAGCCTCAAGGCGGCGGAGCGCCCCGGTGCGCCAGTTGGCGAGAAGGCCGGAAGAACCGTAGGTGCAGTTGCAGCGGATCCCGGCGAGTTGCATCATCTGGGAACCGCAGGATTGCGAGACCTTCGCCCCTTCATTGTCGACGAGCTCGGCGACGATGGCGTCCATGGCGAGATGCCAGCGATCCCTCTCCGCCCTCTCGGCGGCGAAGTTCCGGTCCTGGCTGGAGTGCACCGCCATCGGCGGCACGGCGTTGACCTTCTCGATGATGAGCGCCCGCAAGCGTTTCAGCTCGGCTGGGTCGACCTTTTTCATGGCTCAACCCTCAGTCCGAAGAGCAGCGTACAATGGCTCATCAGGCGCCTCGTGCCAGGCTGCACGTCTATGACGAGAACGCCCCCCCCCCGTCCGGACGCCCGCGCGCGGCCCGGATATCCGATCACCTCGACGACGGTGCCGTCACGGCGAAACTCAATCAGTGCGCAGGAGAGCGAGAGGCGAAGCCCATCGAGGACATTGTCGCCGGGGCCGATCTCCCGCCCATGGCAGATGACGGGCCGGCCTTCGAAGAAGGCCTTGATGCCTGGCCCATCATCGTCGCGGCCGTTGGCGAAGATGATCGGATGGAACGGCGGCAGGATGATTTCCCGCGGCGCCCGCCGGCGTAAGCGGGAAAGGAGTGCGCGAAGGCGGGCCATCATGACTGCACCTCGTCGGCTGGAATGATCTGGATGCCTCGCTCATGCGCGATCTCGTCGAGGGCGTGGACGAGCTTGGCACGGATACGCGCCGTCGGCTCCTTCCGGCCGGTCCGTGCCCGAGACAGGGTGCTCTGATGGACATCGGCACGAGCGCACATCTCTTTCAGCGTTACGCCGAGACGTTCACGCTTGCGTTCGATCTCGCTGAGATTTTGCATGTCGGCTTTCCGTTTGCAATTTTCCATTGATTTGCAAATGTAGCCGTGATTTGGTTTGCATTGTCAATTGCTGTATTGAGTTTTGAACAATGGGCCTTCCCGCTGCCATAAGTGTGCGCATGACGAACCTGCGCGACCAGCAGCTGGCATGGCTGGATCATATCTCGAAGACGAGCGGCCTGACGTTCACTGAGATCGCCAGGGCGGCGGGACTTACCCCGTCGACGCTTACCCGCTTCAAAAAGCAAGACATCAATGGCCACACGCTCTCGGCCAAAACCGTGAAGCTCATCGAAGACGCCACCAACGTGCCGGCGTATCAGACGAGAACGCGGCCAAAGCTCGTCTCCTTTTCCGAAGGCGAAGCGATCCCGTATCAGGTTGAAGACACCGAGAACCCGGTTCTGGCATCGCTTAAGTCGGTCGTGGACAATTCCAACAGCCTCGATCTGTGGGAGTTGAAGACGCAGAGCCTTTCAGCGGCGGGATATGGGTTAGGTATGGTGGTTGTCGTCGACCGCAATGCAACACCTCACAGCGGTGATTGCGTGTGCGCCCAAGTTTACGATGATCGGCGCGGCACGGCCGCTACCATATTCCGCGTTTTCCGGACGCCATATCTCATCACCGCTTATCGGGACCGCGAGCCCGAACCGCCGGAAGTCGTGGACGATCACAATATCCGGATCGCAGGGGTTGTGGTGGCCGGTATCCACGTCCGACATTAACTGAAGTTTCCACCAAAAACTTGATGACCTGCAGGCATCGACCCGCATGCTCGATTGGTTCGTTTGCATCTAAAGCAAATTTGTATTTGCAAAGCTAACGGTAAATGTGCATTCTCCAAATGCAACTGATTTGCATCGGAGGTCGGCATGCTTTCGGAAAAACTCGTGAAACTGCCCGAGCTGGCCGCCGCGCTCGACCGCTCGGAAGACTGGATCAAGCGCAACTGGTTGCGCCTGCACATGGAGCGCGGCATGCCCCGCAAGCTGACGGTCGGCTGGTCCTGGCCGCGGGGCGCACTCGAGCGCTGGCTCGAACAGGGCGCCGACGGCGCTGCCAGGGAAGAACCTGTGCCGACGACCAGGCCGCGGGAGACGGCTCCCCTGCAGCTCGCCATAGCCAACCAGAACGCCCGCATGCGGCAGCGCTATGCAGGAGGGCGGGCATGACCTCCTCCATCTCCGAAAACCCCGCCGCGCTCGCACCGCACAAGGTGCTCACGCGTCGCCAGCAGGAAGCCATCCTCGCGATCGGCCATTTCCGCCATATCCGCAAGGTGGGCACCACATGGGAGATCGGCCCGCACCGCTTCTCGTTTTCCCTGGTCGACGCGCTCGTGCGGCGCCATCTGGCGCGAGAGGCAAGTCGCTCGCTCTCCCTCACGCTCGCCGGCTGGCTCGCCGAAAAGCGCCTGAAGGAGCGGCAACAATGAAGACGACACGCGAAACCCTCGCTGAGCTCGAGCAGCTCGCCCTGAAGGGCGACGAGCTGATGACGCGCCTGGTCGCCGATCTCGGCGAATACCACGCCGATCTCGAGGCCCTCATGCGCGCCGCCTCACTGGCGCGCTCGACGTCGTCGGCCGTCATCGTCGAGGCAGCCTGCATCCTGACGGAGCGCGAGCGGGGCGAGCCGCTGTGCGAGACCATGAGAAGACAGCGCCTGCAATGAGCCCGTGCTGCCTCATCGCCCTCGGCCTCGCCGCCTTCCTGCTTTTCGGGCTGCTGCTCGCCAACATGCACCGCCTCTTCCCGAACCTCCGGCGCAGCGCCGGCCGGGACCAGCGCGGGGACTAAATCTGCCACCTTTGCCTCCAGGTCGGCGGACCATGAAGGCCGGCGGTTTTGTGCTGCGTGCCGCCGGCCTTCGCTTTTAACCTCACCAACGGGAGTAACTAAATGAACATCGCAGTAAAGACCCCGGCCGCCACCATCGTGCGGCCGCACCAGGCGCCCATCCTCATCGTCACCGGAGCGGCATCGCTCGCCATCCGCGCCGGCACCATGATCACCGGCGACGGCGGCGCCTTCAGCTTCCCGGACGACACCGAGATCGCCGTTCCCGACCTCATCCCCGGCGAGGACTACGGCATCCGCCTTGATGAAGGCCGGCCCTTCGCCACCCTGCTCGGCCCGGAGAACGCGATCGAGGCCGGCTGGATCGGCGGCTTCCACTTCGCCCCGGGCGGCAACGCCCCGGCGCGATCCGGCGGGGACACGACGCCCGCGATCAATCCGTGCTCGCTCTGGGATGCCGGCTTCCGCCCGGCCGCACCGGACCCGCGCGGCATGAAGCTGGTTGACCTCGGCGGCGGTCACCTCTTCTGGGACGACGTCTACTGGCTCGGTACCGAGCACGAGCGCTACGGCACGAGCCGCTGCGGCGCGACCATCGCCACCGGCGAGACGCTCGGCCGGCTCAACTATCACGACGCCGTCGAAATCCTCGCGAAACACGGCAAGCGCCTGTCGACCTATGACGAAGCCCGTGCCAGCGCCTACGGCGTCACCGAGCGCAGTTCGGCCGACCGGCACCCGAAGGTGACCGGCCTCGACGCCGCCCGCACCAGCGCCACCGGCTCCATGCAGGCCACGGGCAACGTCTGGGGCTGGATCACCGACGGCGACCCGGACGACCCGCGCCCGTCCATTTTCGGCGGCTCGTGGTTCAGCGGCTCGGACGCGGGCTCGCGCTTCGCGGCCCTCGGCGGCTGGGCCGAGGACTCGGGCGTGCACCTCGGCGTCCGCGCTGCCTGCGACCACCTGGCCGCCTGATACGCGCGCGCGAAAGCGCGGGCGCACCTTTCCCCTCCATCGAAGGATAACGACCATGACGGCAGCAGCCGCAGTCAAGCAGCATGACATCATCATCGAGCGCGCCGACCTCGCCGCGCCCATCCTCTACGTTTCCGGCAAGGAGGCCGTTGGCATCCGCGCCGGGACCGTGATCCGGATCGGCGGCAATGCCTACGGCTTCGACGTCGACACGCCCCTCGACGTCTTCGGCGCGTTCGCGCCGGGCCACGACTACGGCGTCGGCGTGCACGAGGACGGCAGGCCTTTCGCCGCCGTGCTGGCGCCAACCAGCCCGCTTTCCGTCGGCTTCATTGCCGGCTTCCACTTCGCCCCGAGCGGATGCGCGGAAGGCACCGAGGGCGGCGACGGCATCCCCTCCGTCAATCCGTATTCGGCATGGGACATCGCGTTTCGTCCGACGTGCCCGGACCCGCGCGGCATGACGCTGGTTGAAGTCAGCCCCGGCCGCCTCTTCTGGGAAGACATCTACCTTCTTGCCGCCGATCACCTGCAGGGCACCAGCCGGTACAACGTGATGATCGCCGACGGGCGCGACCTGCCCGAGCGCATCGACGGCAAGGGCAGGTATACGAGGCTCGACAACGCCACGGCCGTCGAAATCTGCGCGCATCACGGCAAGCGCCTCATCGGCGCGGAGGAAGCCTTTGCCGGCGCCTACGGCGTCAAGGAGCGCTGCTCGCGCGGCACGGACCCGGTGAAGACCGGCAGCATGGCGGACGGCGGCGCCCGCTTCGTCAGCCGCCGCGGCGTCATCGACGCGACCGGCACCCTGTGGCAGCGGGGCACCGACGGCCACCCGGACGATCCGCGCCCGTCCATTTTCGGCGGCTCGTGGCTCGTCGGCTCGTGCGCGGGCTCGCGCTACGCGTACCTCGACTACTGGGCCGAGTTCTCGTACGAGTTCCTCGGCGTCCGCGCTGCCTGCGATCACCTGGCGCCCGCCTGATTTGCGCGAAAGCGCAAATCCCGCCTGAACCGGACGATCGCCAGCCATGCAACGCGACGAACATGTGAACGCCAGGGACCTGGCGATCGTCGAGAAATACGAGGCCACCGTGACCTATCTCTACCCCATCTTCCAGTCCTTCCCGCGCCGGCACGGCGTGCTGCGCGACAGCATGATCGGGCAGCTGATGGACATGGTCGGCCTCCTGTACCAGGCCGCGAAATCGAAACAGCCTTCGCGGCTCTACGCGGCGGACGCCCATCTGGCGACGCTGCGCTTCTGGTTGCGCTTCGCGACCGCGGAAAAGCTGCTCTCTCACAAACAGCACCAGGTGGCGCTCGGCCATATCGCCGAGACCGGCGCGATGCTGGGAGCGTGGATCCGCGCCGCCAAGGGCAACGGGAGGTCGGGGTAATGGCTATGGTGCGCCCGTCCATTTTCGGCGGCTCGTGGATCAACGGCTCGAACGCGGGCTCGCGCTACGCGAACCTCGACAACTGGGCCGAGAACTCGAACGAGAACCTCGGCGTCCGCGCTGCCTGCGACGACCCCTTTCCGGCTCGGCGACGGTCACGGCCGCGTCGGCCATGTTCCACCGGCGCCTATGCGCCAGGGTGGTCGGCCCAACCTTCCAGCTTCGGCAAATACTTTCCAAGGTCCGGCAAAGCGGGGAGTAGCGGCAATTGCGCCGTCGAAACCCGCGGCCGGCATCCCGCCGCGAGGAATCCCATGGCGAAGAAATACCGCAACCTCATCGGCCCGATCACGGCCGACGCAAACATGCGCGAGGCCTTGCGCCTCACCGCGCGCGGCAAGCGCCTGACGCCCGCCTATCTCGAATTCAAGGAATATTCCGTCCTCAACCTGCACCTGCTGGCGGCAGCCATGCGCGACGGAACCTACAGGCAGGGCCAGCCGAACGAATTCCGCATCTACGACCCGAAGGAGCGGCTGATCTGCGCGCTACCCTTCGAGGACCGTGTCGCACAGCAGGCCGTCGCCCGCATCATCGCGCCGATCTTCGACACCACCCTCCTGCCGCGCTGCTTTGCCTGCCGGCCGGGCAAGGGCACCCACGCCGCTGCCATCGCCCTGCAGGCCGACATGCGCCGCCTCGATCGCGACGGCCCGCTCTACGCGCTCAAGACGGACTTCTCACGCTACTTCTATTCGATCGAGCGCGGAACCCTCTGGCGGCTGATCGACGCGAAGATATCGTGCCGCGCCACGCTGCGCCTCATCGAGGCCATGCTGCCGCGATCCGGCATCGGCCTTCCCATCGGCAACCTGACTTCGCAGATTTTTGCCAATATCTATGCCGGCGTCGTCGACCGCCACCTGCAGCAGGAGCTCGGCGAGCGGTACTGGTATCGCTACATGGACGATATCGTGGTGCTCGGCCGCGATCCGGATCACCTGCGCAAGGTGCGAGCCTCCATCGAGGGGCTTTCCCGCGACCGGCTTGGCCTGCGCTTTTCCAAGTGGAGCATCCAGCCCGTCAGCCGCGGCGTGAACTTCGTCGGCTACCGTATCTGGCCGACACACAAGCTGCTGCGCCGCGACAGCGTTGTCCGCGCCCGCCGTAAGATCAAGGCCTACCGCGCCGCCGATGAGCACGCCAGGCTGGAACGGTTCCTTGCCGCCTGGACCGGTCACGCAAAATGGGCGGATAGCCGCAATCTTCTCAGAAACCTCGGCCTGCCGACGACCGTGATCGGTCGGCTAGTCGCCGCCACATCAGAGGGAGGCGGCCATGGCTGATCGTGCACATCTCCAGCGCCTCGAGCGCGAGCTCGTCGACAAGGGCAAGCTCATAGAGGCCGGCTGGATCGGCCTGCGCCTCGCGGCCATTCCGGACAGCGCGTCGGCGACGCAGCTCGAAGAGATGCGGAATGCCTTCTTCGCCGGTGCACAGCATTTGTTCTCCTCCATCATGTCGATCATGGATCCCGGCGAAGAGCCTACCGAGGATGATCTACGCCGCATGGGTAGCATCCAGGACGAACTCGACGACTTCATCGAGAAATTCGAGCTCAGGCACTTTCCGGCGAAAGGGCGCGCGTGATGGCCGAGGTCAGGATCCGCCACGTCGCATGGAGAAACGGCCGCCCGCGCTTCTCGCCTGGCCCGACGCTCCGGGCGAAAGGCTACAAGCCTGCCGACCTGAAGCATGCCGATGGCCGCTGGTTCAGCCAGGGCGAGGCGCTGGATTGGTCCAATGCTCTCCGGCAGGCACTGATGGCCGCCAAAGCGGAAAGCGCGCCAGTGGCCCTTCCTGCGTCGATTGCGCCGCTCGTCTCGCGGCCGGCGGTGGCCTACCCCATGTCGCAGCTCTTCGAGGACTGGTTCAGAAGCCCGCGCGTGCTGAAGAGGAAGGACGGCACGCCGCGCCCGCCGGCGACGATCAAGGACTACAAGCAGAAGGCCCGCGTGCTTGAGTTGTGGGATCCGGACATGTGGGCCTCGGAGATATCGGCGCTCGACCAGTCGATCTGCTACGGCCTCTACGAGGATCTCTGGAAGAGCAAGGGCCTGGCGACGGCCCGCGGCGCATTGACGATCCTCGGCATGGCGATCAGCTGGGGTCTGCGCACCGGCCGCGTCAAGGGCCTCACCATGAACCCCGCGCGCGATCTCGATATGCAGGCGCCGGCGGCCCGCGCCCGCTTCATCACCCGCGAGGAATTCGATCACCTGGTCGCGACGGCCGAGGGCGAGAAATTCCGCCGGCCGGACTTCGCCGACATGCTCTATTGCGGCGTTTGGACCAGCCAGCGCCAGTACGACCGTCTCCGCCTGCAGCTCTCGGCCTTCCGCAAGGGGCGCTTCGTGCTGCGACAGAACAAGACGGGAGCGATCGTCAATCCGCCCGTTGCAGCTCCCTACAAGGCACGCATGGACGCCGCGGCCGAACGCCGCAAGATCAAGGAGATCATCAGCCCCTACGCTCACCTCAACGAGAGCACCTGGGCGCCGTGGAACCACTGGACCTATCGCAATCTCTTCTCCGAGATCCGCGCCGAGGCGGCGAAGACCGTGCCGAGCTGCGCGACGATCATGGAAAAGGATCTGCGCGCCACCGGCGTCACCTGGATGGCGCTCGCCAAGAACACCCTGCCGCAGATCTGCGCCGTCTCCGGTCACTCCCTGCAGGGCGCGCACATCATCCTGAAGCACTACCTGGCGCTCCATCCGGAAATGGCGACGACCGCAATCGGCAACCTGGTCGAATGGTACGAGAGCGGCAGTAACTCGGATATGGCGGTGTGACGTCAGCGCCGCGTGTGATTTCCGTGTGATCTTTTGTGACTTTCTTCAGTCACCTCTAAAACTGGCGGAAAACCCGGAAACGCCTGAGGGTCGAGGGTTCGAGTGGTGAGCGCGCAGGGATTCGAACCCTGGACCTACTGATTAAAAGTCAGTTGCTCTACCGGCTGAGCTACGCGCTCCCGGGCGGGGCGCGGCGCCTCGCGGAAGTGCGCGGAACATAGGCAGGAGGTCCTGCCGGGTCAACCCGGAAAATGCGTCGAAAAACAGCTTTCGCCGCGGCCTTGCGGTTTGCTCAGTAGACCTGGTATTTCAGCAGTCCCAGCGACCACTTGATGCTGCGGTTCTCCACGTCGCGCGTCCAGGTCTGCTTCAGCGCGCCGGCGATGTCGGCGATGGTGGTGCGGGCGTCGAGGTCCTTGGTCAGGCCGTAGTCGCTGGGGGCGACCTTGGTGAGATCGACGTCGTCGGCGACGACGATGGCGACCAGCACGTTCTCGCTCGGACCGTCCGCCTCGAAGTCGAAGCCGTAATAGTCGTCGGGGATCGTGAGCGGCACGCCGGCCCGCAGCGGCGTGATCTTCTGCGCCGCCTCGTTCGGGAATATCTGCGTCGCCTTTCCGTCCTTGTCGACGTCGTAGAGGATGAGCTGGCCGGCGGCGCTGCTCGTCACCGTGATGCGGAAGGCATCGCCCGCCTTCAGGTGGTCGGGGGAAAGGGCGAGCGTGACGTCGCCGGCCGGCGGCTTGCCGAGGATGTCGCTGACGGCGTCCACCGGGTTCGCCGCGACATAGGCGGTCTGCGGCGTGTTCTCGACCTTCACTTCCTCGACCTTGCCGTAGTCGGGCGTCTGCTGTTCCTGGTACTGCTGGGCCTGCGCCCCGCCGGCTGCGGCCGGGTCCACGGCGCTCGCGCCGAGCAGCGCATAGTTGACCTCGAGCTGGGGGTCGAGGCCCTGGCACTCGCTCTGCGCAGCGCAATAGGTCTGCGACTGCTTCTTCACATATTCGAGCAGCTCCGCGTTCGAGATGATGCCGTTGCCGTTGCTGTCGGCGGCGGAAATCTCGTGGCCGTTGACATAGGAGAGCGTGAAGACGCCGTGCCGCTCTTCCGGCGGCAGGCGGGTGTCGTCCCAGGCGACCTGGTAGGAGGAGGCCGCGCTCCAGGCTTCCACGCCGTTTTCCTTGACGACCTCCGGCTTGTCCACCACCGCGACATCGACACGCAGGCCGCGCAGGCCGCGCGTCTTCACCGCCTCCGCCGGCTTGGCATGGGGGCGCGGCAGGAAGCGCGCGCTCTCCATCGCCTCGTCCGCCTTGCTCGACAGCGAGCGCGAGATCGTGCCGGAATGGCAGGCATCGATGACGAGGGAAACCGCGCGGTCCTTCAGCTTGGCCAGCATCTCGTCGATCTCGTCGTCGAGGATCACATTCGTCCAGTCGCTGTCGCCGGCCACAATGTCATAGGTGGAGAGCGCCTCGTCCAGCCCGTCCTCCTCGTCGCCGTTGAGGTCCTTCACCTGGAGGCCATGGCCGGAAAAGTAGAAATAGACGCGGTCGCCCGGCGCCGTGCCCTTCACCAGCCATTCGTCGATGCTGGCGAGGATCGCCGCGCGGCTCGCATCCTGGTCGCGCAGCACGCGGATCGAATCGGCCGGATAGCCGAGCTTTTCCTTGAGCATTTTTTCGATCAGCGGCACGTCGTTCTTCGGCCCTTCGAGGAACATCTTCTCCGGCAGGTTGGCATAGCTGCCGATGCCGATGACGAGCGCCCGGTCGGCGGCGGTCGCGGCGGAGGCAAGCAGCAGCACGATGAGGAAAGCGGCGACAGACCGGATCAT